ATGTATTAAAAAACTGTAAATATTGACTAAATTTTAAATTAATTATTTGTTATTTAACTTATATTTTTACTACATTTTTATTGTTGTCAAGACCACCCGCTTAGTGGATGACTTGCTCTACCCCATCTATAAGGAATTATTACCAGTAAACGCTTGTAAGCATTTTGAAAAAAACGACTTACACACCTATTCATCAAACTTCTGCTAAAGCAGTCTTTCTACTTGTTTATATTTTCAAGCTTGCTCGTAAACTGTCTACGATACTTTGGTGCGAACACTATATGGTACTTGCATTCCCACTTTGTATGTGCTAGACTATTATTTAATGATTTATTCATCTATATTCCTCCTATTCTTTTATGGTATGTAAGTCGAATCACTATCATTTTAGCATAGGAGGTTTTTATATACAACTTTGAGCTAAATCTTTTGACTCACACCTGCATAGCAGGTGGATTTTTTATCGTTATTACAACAAAACCACGCCTAAAAGACGTGGTTTACTCTTAGCCTATAAGGCTATGTTACTTGCATAGCCTCAAGGCTATCTGAATAGTCCACCAACCGCTGAATTATTTCCGGCTGCTACTAAAGCAGCTTTTTATTTTTTGCCTTTATTTGCCTGCTCACCCGTAAACGGGTCTATATATTCTTTTAAACTTATTTGGTGCTTGCTATATCCTCTTGTAATTGATTTCTCACATATTCTCTTATTGCCTTTTCACTATATCCAACTATATCTACGTAATATTCTTTGCATCAGAATTGTCTATTTCCCTATTTATATTTTAAATTTACATGTCTATCAAATATCATTAGTGAAGTTTTTCCCTTTAAATATCCCCTAAACTGCGATACACTTATCTTTGGTGGTATACTCACAACCATATGTATATGGCCAGCACAAGCATTTGCTTCTATTATCTCTACTCCCTTATATCCACACAATTTTCTTAATATCTGACCAATATCTACTTTTATTTTTCCATATATTATTTGTCTACGATATTTTGGTGCAAATACAATATGATATTTGCAATTCCACGTTGTATGTGATAAAGTATTATTATGATTCATTTGAATCTCCTCCTTTGATTAATTAATTGGTTGTCGGACCATCTTAATTATATCATTGGATGTTCTTTTTTGCTCACCGCTATAAGCTTTTTGAACCCCACGAATAGCGCGAGGTTTCCTGTTTACAAAAAATTCTGACCTTGTTACACAACAGGTCGGAATTCATTTAAACTAAATATTTTTGTTTTTTACATTGTCTACTTGACAGAAAGCACTTCACTTTTTTATTATTCAAACATTTTTCTGTCATCTCTGCAACAGCAATTTATCTACATTTTCTTTAATTTCTGGTTTTAAGGCTAAATACTTTTTGTATTTGGCCCGTATTTTATTAATTTCTTTAGTTGTTGCTCCCGCATTCTTTCCTAATGTAATTAGATCTGAACTTGAAAGGTTCTCAAAAACTTTATTTATATCAATATTCGAAAAATATATTTGTGAATAAAAATTATAGTTATAACAACTCTCAAATCTAAATTTAAATACATTAACTTGTTTGTTATAATCCCTATGTTTGTAATCTTGTTTAAGAAATTGTTCTGCCTCAGGATATATCTTCAATAAAGCAATCACACTCTCATATATTGCAATATCTTCATATCTATCAATAACCATATCCTTATAATCACTATTCGAATTTATAACATTAATAATAATTTCTTGGTTATGAATTTTTTGAATATTTTTATTACAGAACTCTATGTTATCAGCAATAAAATTAACAAATTGCTTTTTATATAATTCATCATCTATTACCTGCATACATAAAACCAGCATATTCATTACATTAATTCTCTCAATTTTATCACTAAATGTCTCTTTTAATTTTTTCAAAAGGAACTCAACAATTTCTTGATATTTGCTCTCATTTTTCTGTTTAAACATAGCCAGTGTTAATTCAAAAATTTCCGAATCCACATCAAATGTTCTCCAGGCATCATATATTTCTTCAACACTCGACATCCTTGTAAAAATATATTGTGAATAAAAATATTCAAAAAATGAGCGATGAAAAAATTTAAAGCAATCCTCACCAGATGCTGGGACAAAAAGTTCAGTTCGATCAGAACAAAATAATAAAAACTGATCAATTGCAAACTCCGTTTGATTTTCTGAAACATATTTTGTCTTATAAATTTTAGTTAATCGTTCTTTTATTATATCCTTACTTACATCACTATTATTAGGCAAGCAAAGATTTGCTAATTCCATAAATGTATTATCTTTCATCAATGTTGAAATAAGAGTCCAATCGTATTTTTCTTGTGATTTTTCTTTCTCTCGCTTATTGGAGATATATTCAAAACACTTTTGATATAATTCTAACTTATTTTCTGGTAATTCTCTCTCTCCTTATATATATTTATCAAAAGAGATAATACTAAAAAGCTGTTTAAAAATCCTTTATTAACCAATATCTGTGTTTGCTGTAAAAAAGATTCTCTATCACTTTTATCGAATTTACCTAATTTAATAATATTATCAACATATGTCTGTATTTGACCCCTATCCAATGGTTCTATTTCAAATACTTCAATATTCTTTTCTGGTAAAAAACCTCTTGCTCTCGATGTAATACACACTCTATTATTAGGATTTTGATTTTAAAGTAATGAATCACATGACTATGCAATTCTTGCCTTTTCTCTTTATCTACTTCATCCAGTGCATCAAGTAATATAATACATCTCCCCCTCTTTAAATAATAATTTATTAATTCTTTAGATATCCTAGAATCTTCAATAAGAGTCTCTCTTTTCATACTATTCTGTAAAAAATCAACAACCGACATGGGATTACTTGTATTATTTATAAAGAAATTTTTCAATTCACCATAAATAACCATATATTCATCAGCATCAACTATATTTAACTTTTCATATTCCCCAATCAATTTCTTCATAAATAAAGATTTTCCATAACCGGCTCCCCCCGTAACATATACTATGTTACTTCTTTCAAAAATATACTTCCAATCATCAAAATCAATTTCATTATATATTTTTTCTTGCATATTGATTTTATATATTTGACTATTTCGTATATATCCAAATTCTAGCCTATGTACCTTTCTTCCCTCTGTGTAAGAAATGGTGGAACATAGAATTCATTAATATCAAATTTATCCAATAAATATATATGTGCCATTCTATGATTATCTTTCAAAATTTTAATATAATATTCTTTATCATCTAAATACTTATCATCAGTATAAACCACCTCAGATTGAATACTTTGTCTCAAAATAGACTCAATTTCATCTAACTTTGATATAACCCCATTTCCTAATAAATTCATTTTGTTATTAACAAAGTATATCATTGCAACTTCTTCATGACCTAATTGTTCTAAAATATAATTACTGCTTAATGAGAACATTTTCGCAAAAAAAGATTCTATCAACTGTTTTTCAGGTATCGTAAGTACATTTGCGTCTATATATCTTTTCTGGAGATTATCTGACAAAAAATCAATAATTTCTAACTCTCCCAAACATTTATTTTTTCCTTTTTTATTTATGCCGTTATTGGATAATTTTACTTCTAATTTTCCAGTAATAACATAAGTAATATAATTATTTATAGTATCAATAATCAACGGACTTTTTAAAAAATCTGAAAGTATACCTGAACTGCACAATACTTCATACTTTTTATCTATTTTTTCAAAAATAATTTTTTCTACATGTTCTTTTTCAAAATTTACTTTCTTATATTTCAATTGGCCTAATCCATACTTCCAATATCACAAATAATCGATGCTACTATACTACACAATACACCTTCAACAGTTGAATTCATTTGAATATCCCTCTCTTTCTCTGATGTTTATTACATTCTATAATAAATAAAAATTAGTCCTTGTATTTCCATATCAAAAATCCACACAAATATCCTCGTAATATCTTGATACCTCTTTTTCCTTCCCAATAAATCTCTACTGCTTACTTACCAACCTTATATAGCATACATAAATATTGCCACATCGTATATTTATAGGCCGTATAAAACTCACACGCTTAGACAAAGTCCTCACAAATGTATAATCTTCAATTTTTCCAATAACAACTAGCCTTTTACATTTTTCACATTCGCTTCTGCTTCTTGCAAATCTCTAAAGCCTCTTTTCTGCTTTATCGACTCGTAATCTTCTATATCAATCACCACAAATCTGTACATACCATTTTCAGTGAGGAATACAGGCTCTCCCACCTGATAATTCTTTAAATACTTCATTGTAATTTTTTAAATCAGATACTGGTAATATATTTAACATAACGATCACCATTTTAAAAGTAATAACACCTCTAATTTTATTATACTCAAAAATGCGGTAAAAATCAACAAAGTTTTTTACCGCGTTTTACTCATTTTCAATGCTTGATTAAAACGAAAGCCAACTTTCCAAACCGTTTGTATGTAGATCGGCTTACTTGGATTATCCTCTAGCTTCTCCCTTTTGTTGCAAATATGGTTTATGACAATGTTATAATTTTCAAAATATGTTTTTTCCAGACATTATCATATAATTTTTTTGTTGAATACTATTCCAGCATTTTGAGCCAACAACAATAAAATCTCAGATTCTATAAATATTAAAATAATTTCTTTCAGTTGCTTTTTTAACAATCAATTTGTTAAATATATTTTCACCCCCAAAAATCAAATTTTTCTTCGCACTTACGAACGATTGAAATTTCTTTTTCTCCATGCTGACATAAGATATTATATGATTCAGTATTTCATCACCAGATTCAAATGTCAGTATCATCATTTTCCAAATCTATCACCTCTATTTGCTTTTCATTTAAAGAGTTAAATTTCTAAACTTAACTTTTCAATTAAAAGTTTTATTTCTTCATTTCACATCTTTTTGAAAATGTCTTATATTCCGAAAGACCTCTTTAATATAATTTCTTTTCTCATTTTTTCAATGAATTGTCCTATTTGAATTTTATAGTTGACAAAAATAACATCGAATAAAAATCACCATTTCATATGTTACATAGCTTTCTAAATAACAAATAATGTTATATTTGCTACCTTATATTCATATCCTGCCCTATTGTATACTAAAGCATATACTAACTCACTTGTTTTTCCTTAAATTCGAATGTTTCCTCTGTTTTTTTACAAATTCTACACAATTCCAACGCTTTATTATCATTTATTTATATTTTTATCATCAATATTAAATTCACATTATAAGATAAGATAGATTTAAAATTAACTTAATTTAAATCTATCTTTCCATATCAAATTTATCGTGTGTCTTTTCCTTTTTACTATTACCTAAATATGTATCCAGTTGCTTTAACAAGTCTTTTAAATTTGTAAAATTTTTACCTGTATTTTTTCTTATTTCTTTTTCTATTTCTGATAATGATATGGCATTTACTCCCATTTCTTGATTTAATTCAATTATTTTAGTGTCATCAAATTCTTCAATGTCATTTTTAGCTAAAAATTCTAGCTGTAAAAAATTTATTTAACTGATTTTCATATTTACTTCTAAAGGCTTCTTTATCTTTGGCTTGTGCTAATCCATAAGTATATTTTTTAAAATCTTGATAATCTTTTATATACCTAATCGTTTCCTGACATCTTTTAATTTCTAATTTATGAAATTCTACAATCTCTTTTAAATCATCTGTTTGCATTTCCTGACTAATTATATAACTTCTTAAATTTTCAACAGAAGTAAAGCCATTACTTCTTAGAAGATTAAATAATTGGTCAGCTGTTTCCATATTCTTTTTGTTTGCCCATCTATTAAGTCCTATACTCTCTTGAAACTTATTTTCATTGGTATCAATAATTTTATCAATGGGTTTACTTTCAACATTTTCCTTAATGGACTTAATTTCATTTTCGCTCCCTATTCTTTCTATAATCTTATCTTCTGAATAGTTATCTCCTAAAGTTTTTCCTCGAACAGCTCTTTTTCCTTCCTTTTGGAATGTTATATATTTTTTACTATCATTCACAAAAATATTTTCTTGCCTCATTTTTAAAACAAACTCATCATAAGATTTTGCAATGGCAATATTTTTATCAATAATATCTTTTAATTCCTGCTTCCAACTTGTACCGTTTTTATTTGTTTGCCATTCTTTATAAGTCTGCCAATTTTTACGATTATATTCTATAACCGACAAACCATTCTCTTTACAAATTTCATCACTTAAATTTCTTCTACGATAAATATCTTTTAACCCTCCATCGTGATATTTATTACTTCCGTCTGTAGAATAGGCACAACTTATAATGTGATTATGAATATGTTCTTTATCAATGTGAGTTGTTACTATGTATGCAAACTTTTCACCAAATTCTCTTTTTGCGAACTCTTTGCCAATTTTATGTGCAAGCTCTGGAGTAACTTCTCCGGGCTTAAATGATTGTACTTGATGATATGCCTTAACTCCTTGATTGTATTCTTTCACACTGTTATCATATCTATAACGATAGAAGTCAAATTCTAACTTTGCACAAAATGGTGAACAGTTTGAACAATCTATATATAATTCATCGTCTGTCTTATCAGGATTGCAAATATAATCAACTGCTTTTTGAACGGTTGCTTTTATCGGTATGATTTTAGTTACAGCCATAATTACACCTCCTATTTTATTTTAAAACTTTTAAAAACTTTCTTTATCAATCTTCGTTATCCATTTTTATTTTCTGAATTTGGCTCTTTATAAAAATTAAATCATCAGAATAAAGTTCTAATTTTTCAGGATTGGAATTTACTCTATGTGCAATCTGATTTATATTCGTTCCAATTTTATGAATTTGAGAATTAACCCTTATCCATTCATTTGTTAAATTATAAAAATCTTGAAAGACAAATAATGTACCAAAAATTGTAGCTTCTCGAATATAGTCAGAAATTTTTTCAATTTTTAACAGTTGCATTTTTCTCTTTATTACCATATATTCTGGAAGATTAACTCTTGCCTTTATAAAAATATTTTTCGATTTTAAATTTTCTTCCATTTTTTATTAACTCCTTTCTGATATGAAATTGAATTTGTGAAATTAAATATTATGGATTTTAAAATGAAATTTTAATTCATAGGTTTACAATTTATGAATAAATTGTAAATAAGGTCTTAGGGGACTTCCCCTAACAAGCCAAAATTTTCAATTTTGATGTATTTGTGACACAAATGCAGAGCTTGCTAGTTTCTCTCTACGCCGTAGGCAATGGGTAGGGAAAATCCCCTACCCATTTTGTACTCGCTTGTTGGCGAGGTTATTTTTTTCCTACTTATAAATTAATATAACCAACCAATTTACCACATAATTAATAAATTACAAACTTCATCATTTTCATAAAGCTCTCTATACACTTCTAGCATTTTTTCTTTAATTTTTTCTTGGTCAGTTGAACCAAACAAAAGAAGAAGGTATGCTTCTGTTGCTATCGGTTGACGCTCTATAAAATTAAAATTTAACTTTTTAGTATTGTTGTTTTTCATAAAAATACACTCCTTTTTAATATTTAGTACAAATTTGACTTTAATCCTCAAAAATTCACACAAACCTTTTAGCGTTCTACAAATTTTTCTTTATTTTTTTACAAAACCAAAATTTAATAATTTTTAATTTCAAGATATTAAATCAATCAGAAAATTTAAGACATCATACTATTTTTTATTTCTAAGTCTTTCTTCAATTTCTTCGTCTGTGTAAATTCTCTGTTCGAAATTGTTCCAACTGTCCTTTGGTGGCATCATTGTACAGCTTTCAATTATCCCATCTTCCCATCTCCTATTTTTAAGCCAGTTGACTAAAAATGGTATGTATCTGCCATTTTCTATTTTCCAATTCTCTTGTCCCTTTTGTTGCTTAATAGACTTCACCATTCTATCAGCTAATTCAACTGACACATTCAAAGAACAAAATTCTTCTAACGCCTCTTGTTTTTTAAATTTCTTAGGATACACGCTCCACACTTTTTCAAACAGTTCTTTTGTTTGGTTTTGTTTAATTTGATTTAGTTTAATTTGATTTAGTTTTCTTTGTGTACTTGCTGTAACATTAACCTCTGTTTTTGTTACATTAACTCCTGTTTCTGAACCATTTTCCTCTGTTTTGGGTATACTAATTAAAAGGTATTTAGAACAAATTCTTTCATAGCCTCCTCTTTTTGCCTCAACGTACCTTTGCTGAATGCCTTTGGAGGTCAATATGCTGTACTTCTTGTACATTTCTTCATCAAATATACCTTTTTTTATTGCCGTATTTAATATTTCAGACACACTATTTGCACCCACTCCTATTCGCTTAGCAAACACAAATAGCACATCTTCGTCCCATTCACAGTAATAGCCCTTTGTTCCGTATATGTGTTGGAACAGCTTAACTATTACTGCAAATCCTTTAATTCCAAATCGAGCTTCAATAATTTCGAATTTGGAATTTAAAACTACATTCAGAGGAAAGTAATCTAGCCCTTCTTTAATTGGTCTAGCCAAAACTTTCACCTCCAACAGGCACTGTAGCCACCCTTATAGAACAGCTACAGCACTCTATCTAATATATACAGACACTTTAACCAACTTCATTTATATCAATTAAAGTACCTTGTTATTTTTCTCAAAAGATTCTAAAATTTTTAACATTTCGAACAAACAATTTTTCAATTCTTCATCAATACCTTCGCCGTCTTTTACCATTAATTCAATACGCTCCAGTACTCTTTTAAATTGTAAAAACATTAATGGGTTTCCAACTGCCTCAATTTTATGATTTAATAAAGCCGAAATAATATATTCTTGTTTTGTCTTTTTGCCAGACAGCTTAACTTTATTTTCCAAATCTATCTTTTCAACCTCTGACATACGAAAGGCAATAGTTTTACTTCTAATTCGTTTTTTTTCTGACATTTTAAATCACCTCTCTTTATCATTGCATTCCATCTCACAATTCAACTTCTTAGCCATATCACTCTGAACTGTTGGGAACAAATGAGCATAATGATATGTAATTTCTACAGATTCGTGACCAACTCGTTCACCAATAGCAACAGCTGAAAAGCCTAAATCAATTAGCAACGAGATATGACTATGTCTTAGGTCGTGAATCCTGATTCGTTTAACCCCTGAAATCTTAACTCCTCTATTTAATTCAGAGTGTAGATATCCCCTGCTTATCATAAAAATTCTATCCGTTTTCTCGAAACCAAACAGCATTGAGATATAACTTCTAACTCCACAGCTAAAAAGTCCGGTAGTGAAATAGTTCGAACACTTTTGGGAGTTTTAGGTGTTGTAATATATTCTTTACCTTTAAATTTTTGGTATGACTTATTAATTCGCATAGTTTGGTTCTTAAAATCAAAATCTTCAACTGTCAAAACCAAAAGTTCTCCAAGCTCGACATCCAGTCCAATAAAGCAACTTCAAAATGCATAGTAAGAAATAGCCTTATCAGCAATAGCCTCTCTGAAAAGCAAATATTCATTTTTGGTCCAAAACTGCATTTCACTATCAGGTGTCTTTGACCCAATCTTTCCAGCTTTTTTGGCTGGATTTGCTTTTAATTCATATAAATTAACTGCGTGATTAAAAATTGCTGACAATTGATTGTGAATAGTTTTTAAGTAAGTAGACGACAATCCCGATTTTATTAATATATTCTGCCACTGAATAATATCAGCTGGTTTAATTGCATTAATCTTCTTATCACTAAAATAGGGTAAAATTTTATGCTCCACAATATGTCTTTTTGTCAGCATAGTATTGTGCTTCAATCGTGGTTCAATATCACCAAAATATATTTCACAAAATCGGGCAAAAGTCATATCTAAACTAAAATTTCTTTGGTTTTTGAAATCCTGTTCCCATTGTAATGCTTCAGACTTTAGCTTAAAGCCTCTGCGAGTTTTCTGCTTTAATTGTCCATCAATATTTTTGAAATAAGTTCGAACCTCCCATTTGCCTGTTTTTGCATTTTTTGAAACTTGACATCTAAACCACCTCTAATTTGCTACTCCATAAAATCGTTCTTGGAAATATTTTCGACTCAATTTTCCCGAAATGGTTACAAAACCTTTAGCTTTCAATTCTGAATTTAAATTTCTTATAAGTTTGTAAGCAAAAGGCTTAGAAATATTTAATTCTTCTGCTACATCGTCAGCATTTAAAAATATTTTGTCGTTATTCATAATTCTTCCACCTTTCTAATAAATTTTGGTATAGTTTTGTATACTTTGGTTATTTTTTTATAACTTAGTATATTTGTACTATACTACACATCTTTTTTTCTGTCAAGGTGTTTATTTACTTTTTTTTAAATTTATAGTATAATTGTGTTGTTATTATAAGGATAAATATATTTTTCAGGTGGTTTTTATGAATATTGGTGAAATGATAAAATTTTATAGATTAAAAAAGGCTTAACTCAAGCCCAGCTTTCACAGTTAACTGATATTAGTTTAAGTTCCATTAAACAATATGAAATAGGTAAAATTAAACCGAAGCACGAACAATTATCTAAAATTGCAAAAGCCTTATCGATTAGTGAGGTAGTTTTCTATGAATTTAATTTAGATACTATCGGTGATGTTGTTTCACTCTTATTTTTAATGGATGACGCTGTCGATATAGAAATTATAGGAGAAAAGGATAAACTTGAGGAAAAGTACTTACCAGATACAGTATCTCTTAAATTTAAAAATCCATATCTAAGAAAATTTATGGCAGATTGGGCTTTAATGAAAGAATATTTGAACAATGCCGATGATGATATAAAGAAAATTAAAAATCCCGATGTGCAGGAATCAGTAAGAATGATTTTAATAATAAATATCAAGAATTTAAAACTTTGTATACAACCAATATCCACCATAATGTCGTTGTAAAAAAGGGAACAGATGGAATAAAAGTTCGTATATCAAACAATGATAAGGACAACAAATAAATTTTTTATAATAAAAATATTGTCATTTTATTGTCACTGCATAAAAAGAAGCCCCGAAACATTGATAAATCCAATGTTTCGGGGCTTTTATAGATTATTCCCACTCAACAAATTACTTTTATAACAATATTTTTTTACTTTAAAATAACACATAAAAATATAAAAATATTTAAAATATTTAACTTATTCTTGATAATAAAAAAGTTATTAAAATTTTTTGGTACGCTTTTGGTACGCTTTAAAAAAATAGCTGTCACATAAGTTAATCTTATTATAAGCAGAATGCGACAGCTGTTTTGGGCTTATTGCTTATGGAGCTTCTTGGCTTACCAATCTTTAAGTTCACTTTAGCTTCTGTATTATCTTCTTCCCTTATAAGAAGTTCATTTAATTCACAGTCTAAAGCATCGCAGATTAACTCTAAATGTTCAAGGTTGACCCTCTCAACAAGTTCGTGATACATTTCATTGATTGTTGTGGGTCTAATTCCTGTCATACGAGCAAGGTCTGCTTGTGTCCATTTTCGTTCAGCAAGTCTTACTGCTAGTAAAATTCTAACCATTTTTCTGCCCTCTTTTCGTGATTAATTTACCACATAAATGCTATATTATGTAGTTTTGTTATCTTATCACGCATTTCGAAAGCAGTTTTGTTATTTTATAACCATTTTCGTTATCTTCATAATTTAGAAAATATGAAGATAACTACTTGTCTTCACTGTAATTAATTTTGTTTCTTTATTATACTCAATAACTAGAGCGTCTGACAAATCTCTAATTTTCACATAGGTATAGCCGTCTTTTATTTATAGCATCTACTGTCTTAATTTTCCCATTAATTTTTATGTTTTGCTTCACTACTTTTTCCTCCAATCTGTTTTTAAAATCATTCCACTTACTCAATCTACTTTTGTCTACACACCAAGGGTTAGGACAGATTTTGCCTGTCACTTGATGGTGCATTATTACATTCTCTACTGGTATGTTATATTGCTTCATAAGGTATTTTGTAAGCTCTACAGCATTATTAATCGTAGCTTCTGTTAAATACCAGTCCGTATCGGTCGCACCTAATTTCTTAGTATTAACCTTATTACTACACATTTCAATATTAATGCTATTGGAATTAGTACAGATACCATAATATCTGCCACCCTCACTAGTTGTCATAGAGCTATATTTTTTACCACCAACCGACCAACAAGCTCTATGAGCAATATCACTATTGTACTGCACAATTTCAACATCATCTACAATAAAGTCAGCACTACCACCAACGCTACCACTTTTAAACATACTAGCTACATTTCTTGCTGAACCTTTTACACTCTTTGTGCCTGCTGTATAGTGTAGAACTATATACTTTCTTTTTAGACCGTTAGAATAGTAGTTTGTGTTAGTGGTTCCAAATGCTTTAATAATATTCATATTATCACTCCTTACTGTTACTATATCTAAGCTGTAATAATACATTCTTTAACTGTTCCGGCACCTGTGTCATAACAGCCACATTTTCTAACAAACTCAATCCCTCATTACATATGAAAAAAGTAATTACTACTTCTCTCAATGGAATATTGCCACCAATTACATTGTTTACAATAACAGCAGTTGCGACTACTAAATAAATTGTAATTTTCTTCAAAAGCCCCTTAAAACATATTTCACTTGACAATGTTTTTGTGTAGACAGCTTTTATAAGTCCAGTTATAAAATCAATAACTGTTAAGCCTAAAAGTGCATAGATAAGTACATCAGGCTTACCAAATATAAAAGATAAAATTCCACCTATAAATGCACCTACAACAGAAAAGTCATTAAAAATCTTTTCCATTTCAATCCCTCCTTATATCTCTACATATGCAGACCTTATAGCACATTTATGTGCCGCTATATCATACAATCCATTGTTCAATGCCCATAATCCAGCTTCTGTTTGGGCTGTATAATTGCCTCCACTATATGTATAACATACTTTATTAGCACTCGCTCCTACTTTAAATCTTCCACTATATGTATATCCTTTGCTCTTTTGTGGGTATAGCCCAAGGATTATGAGCAGCTGTGGAACATTAACATTACTTTCCATTGAACTAAATACACCTGAGCCTCCTGTGTCTGATAGATTATTAACATCTAACTTAAAAATTCCACCAGTATAATTATATTTTATACTGTTATTTGTTAAGCCATCGCCAGCCGGGGTTAGTAAAGCTCCATTTGGTGCTATTGCTTTCCATAACGATGTTTCATCTGTGCTATTGTTAAAATCAGCACAATCATTGTTATTTATAATCTGCAATTCTGTGTTATAAAACCTAATTCCATTTAGCCAATCTCCGTTGTTGCCAACTAAATCCCACACACCACTTTTATCGTTATTGTGTGCCCAACTTTTTGGTCCTGAACCAGTTAAAACCTTTCCCGAATCGAGTTTTATTCCTTTTTCCCAATCTTTTATTCTATTTTGTCCGTATCTTGTATTACCTCCTACATTTATACCATTTTTAAAAGATTGTAATGCAATAAATGCTTTTTCGGCGACAGAAAACAGGTGCCAGCCTTTTCCTTTGTTTGTACAAAATTCTTTCGCTTTGCTTATCATAGTTATCCTGCTTTCTTGTAATGGCAAACTATACGCTCTATCGTTTATTATTATATTTTCATATTTAGAAACATAAAAATTATCTAGTTCCGTATTATTAACAACAAAGCCGGATGTACAACATCTGTAACATAGTCATCTACAAGTTCTGAATCATTTTCTTATCAAAGCGAACCATTATGCTTGGCAATCCAATATCATCATAAATCACTTTGTTTGTTTCTCCGCCTAGTAGCTGTACTGCTGCTTCTAAATCTGTCATAGTTTACACCTCCAACGCCCATAAATTCATTGTCACATTTTCCATGTCAAATGCCAAACTATTACCTGCATCATCACTCTTTTTGGCAGGAATTATAATATTGGCCACAAAATATTTACTCAAGGACGATGTTAAAATTCCTTCTTCATCATTGCAAATATTAATTGTTACTTCCTCGTCTCTTTCATATTTACTAAGATTTAATGTAAGTTCATCATCACCAAAAGTAATTTTGTTACCATTTATACTATAATCTATCTTTTTACCTTCGTTTACTTCAACAATTTTCATATAAGCTCATCTCCTTGCACCGCTTACAACTTCTGCTGTTCTTCTTGTAATAATTTCTGCTGCTTCTTTATGTTCTGCTGTCGCTTTTATACAATTAAAGCTATTTAAAACAGCATTTTCATTTCTTTTCTGCTCGTCACTTTGTGATTTAATAAGCACTATAATATTCCTCCTTTTACTAAAAATATACTGTAACACTTGTAAATTCTCCATAAACATCACACAAAAATCCATTCGCCTGCTTAGCAGTTATATTAAAATGATAATTTGTTAAGCCGCTTGATTTGCCCACAACTGGTATAACTTCATAATTTGTGTTATTTCGAACTGAATTAAAAGCAACTTTTATTGTTGTTCCATTTTGCGTTACAGTTCCGCCCTCAACTCTGCATATGGCATTTTCTAAATTTTCTGCAGCAACAAGACTGTTCATCTGTGCGTTTAATAGTTCAATAACTCGATTTTCAAAAACACCTTTTTCGATGTTGTTGAAATTATCCTCACTCAAATTTGTGCCTTGAACAAGGACTTGTCCTTGTTCATCAACAATATGGTCTTGCCAAAAAGTTCTATCATACATCACTATCAACCTCCTTTATTGGAAACTTAAATTGCATAAATACTCCTTGTGTAATATCCCTAGAGATGCTGACTTCTTTAGAGCCTGCAACTATACCTTCTATAGAAATTATTTGGATACCTGTTATAGTATGTTTTGAATATGGTACAACTGGGATATGTATGTCGATAACAACTGCATTGTCTATAATTGACTTGTTTTTAATTGTTGCATCATACCATACCTTATCAACTTGGTACTGTAATTTTTCTATAGATTTTAAAAATTCTTTTCTTCTCTGTTTTAAAAAATCATCGGTAAAAAAAGCCATTAGTCTTCCTCCTTTCTACAAACTACTGTGCCACAATATTTATAAGCACCTATATTAAATCTGCTTTCATAAGACATATTTGAATTACTTGTTATAATCATTCCTAATTTTACTTTATTCGGGATATTTCCACAGTAATCATAGTTATTTAATATTACATTTTATTAGTTTCTATTTTTAAACTGCTTTTGCGAGAAACTCCTAATGTAGTACTTATTGGATATACTCCACATTTGACAGTTCCACAAGGAATGTAATTTGTAAGTAATTGTTTTAATTTCACACCTACTTTTATAGTATATCTATTCAAAATCTGGTGCTTTTTTACCAGATGTGCAGGTAAAATTCTATTCATAATAAACTGCATATCGCTTAGAAATGCCGAGTCAATGTTATCTTTTTGAGTTAAAATCTCCAAAATATAATTATTTTTTTCATCTTTTTCTATTAAATAGAATTTCCACATCTTGTCCTGTGTATATTTTTATAACATTAATAATTTTTGATGCAGATAATTTACCCATCATGTTAAATAATAGCAAAATCAAATTTCTTCTTTCTTCTACACTTCTATTTGCCTCTCTAACATTAATAATACTCTCATAAAAACTTATTATTGCTTCTCTGGCTGTTGTGATATTGCTATCATCTAGTATTGTTTGTGCTGTATCAATAACATCATCAACCATGTTTGCTTCTGCGTTGACAACATAGCACATATCTGTAATTTACTGTAGAACTCAGGATACATTCTTAGTAATTCTTCAAAAGTTCCATATACATTTTTTCAATAGCTTTCACTGCAAAATCACATCCCTTAAACTAGGTATAATGTCATCTGTAAAAACTCGTCGGTATTCATCTTCATCAAAACTCAACGGTCCAAAGTTTTCAATACAACCTAGCTGTTGTATCTTAGATGCAATTGCAGACGAATTAAGAACAATACTATCACCACTGACTCCTGAAACCACAGCTTCTCTGAAATAATCAGCTACTGTTTCTTTTACTAATGGTAATGCTGTATCTTTTGTGTAGCCACTTGAATATGTAACAAGATTAATATATACATCTATAGGCTCGATTGTCGGAGCTTTGGCTATAAAATGTGCTCCTAGGTTTGCTACACCTTCCCCGAGGCCATCACCTATCCCATCTCCATCAAGGTCAGGGTCCACATAATCTTGAACTTTTTTTAGAAGTTCTTCTGAAGCTGCAGTTCCATCACTTGCAATTATAATACCCACGACAGTGTTAGCTCCTTCTTTAAGTGGCAATATTCTTGTATATCCCACCCCTGTGACACTATTGCACCACATTATGTAGTGCTGTTTGTTCCCATTTTCTCCAGGGGTCATACTATCATATATTCGTTGTCGATATTCATCGTCACTTTCTAAATCCATTGCTGGAATATACAACTTTCCTAGACTTATAGAGTTTAAGTCCATAAATGTTTCAACTGGTATAACTTTTTCGTTTCAAGACCATTTAGGATAGTTCCTGTATCATTACTCTGTAAGTAATAAACACCATCGTCATATTGCATTAATGTAAAATACAAGCCATTTTCTGTATAAAAAACAGACCCTGTGTCAGGCAAAGTCCCTGTATATTTAACTTCATATTCAGCACAAGTAGCTTCTTTTCTCTTTACAAGCCTTTCATCACCTTTTAAATCTAAAGCTTCTCCTTCTGCTGTAGATAAATTTACATTTGCGTATAACATTTCCAGTTGTGTATATAGCTCTGCTATCTTTACTGTAACTGCCGAAACAGCATCATAAAATATACTGCCTTCTCTTGTATCAATTTCGTCAGGAGCCCTAGCAAGTACATCAGATAAGATGTTTTCATAAGTAAAATTTTCAAACATTTATAGGTACCTCCTTTACTTCGTTACACCATATACAGTATCTACATCAAATGTAACCAACAAACCATCTGTGTCAAAGTCAGTAAATTCAAAATTACTTACACTTATAACTCTTGCGTCTGTTAACGCGTTTTCTATAAGCGACGGTAATAACTTTTAATACTCTCTCTATTAAAGTGATTTGTTGTCATCATACTTTCAATCTCGCTTCCGTATTGATTACCGTATATCAAGCACTTAAATCTAGGTGTTATAAGTGTCTTATGAATATATTGCTGTACAGCTTCTAATTCATCTATGTATCCACTTATTTTGCCGTTTTTTAAATCTATTTTATAAGTTTTTGTTGGTTTATCACTTGCTTTTACAATAGAAATATCATTCAGAGATAGCACGCTTATCCCTCCCTTGATAATAATAAGTACTTACATGTTTCCCCATTGTCTATTTGCAGTACAACAAATATTTCTCCTGTTTTAATAGAATTATTGATTGTTATTTTTACATTTTGACTTGCTGGTTGTCCAGTAACTTCACTTTGTATTCAACAATAGCTTCTTTTTCTATGTCTTGAAATTGTTCATCAATCGGGTACATATTACTTTCTTGTATTATTAATGCACTGTCCATTACTGATTGTAATTGCAAAGGTTTTGTACTAATAACCCTTGCTTCCAAAATAGATACTGAATCTTTAATAGTACCCCTTAATGTTCCTATAATACTTTCCTGCATTTTAGTATCTCCTACCATAACCTACCATATCCAGCGATTGTTCCTCCATAACTTAATGGAGTAAGTCCAACACCATGTCCACTATAACAGTTCCACATTTTATTATTACCTGCATAAATCCCAATGTGATTGCTACCTTTATTTTTAAAAAATATAATATCTCCTTCTTGCAACTGGCTTTTATTAACTTTTGTGCTAAGTGCATAGAGGTTTGCAGCAGTCCCATAGCTTTTAACTTTGTTACTTACCCCACATTTTTGAAAGCAATAAGCGACGTAATGAGAACAATCCATATATTTGCCCGGACTATTTCCTCCCATTTTGTATTTAGTTCCAACTAAACTTTGCATACTGCAAAAAAGTTTTTTCTGCTTTACTACTGTTACTATTACTATTACTATTACTTACTACTGCTTGAAGTCGTTTTTTTGTAATCTTCTAAATGCTTGATACATCTCGCTTATATTTCACCACACACATTAATCTTTAATGTCATCTGATAATCATCGCCTTTAAATGTATGAGTATCTTCATCAATAAAAAAACTTCGTCCCCAGTCAAGTCTGTCAATCATTACATATATGCAGTAACCACTTATAGCTTCTGTAATGCCTTTGCTAGTTAATGATAAACTTCGTTGAGGTATTTTCTGTGCATTAAGTAATCTTTCTGCACATTTCTCTAACTCAGTTTTTGTGTTGTCATCATCAGGCTGTTGTATGTCCTGAAAACAACCAATTAACTTCTCAAGTCCTTCATCTATCTTAGTAGCAACTGTTTTTTTCTTGCTGTCAATCAGCTTAACTCTTGTCTTTGTTTGCTGAATACTGCTTGTGTAATTCCAGTTAATAATATTTTCTTGTGTAGACACTACCCATTGAATCATCTTTCTTTTCTCTCAAACAAATGACATTCATTATCCAAGAATTGAACAAAATAATTTTTTCCAGTATGCCTTGTTGTTGCTTGCATAGCAGATTGTATTACATCCCAATATTTTGCCGTTGGTTTCGTTATGTCGGGAATTTTATAATTTGTAACAGCTATAAAGTCATATCCAACACCTGCTCGCTTACAGCAATCTATAACTATCTCTTTTAAAGTTTTCTTTGTGTATGTAAATGTATTTCCAGAATTAGCAAGGTATATACCATAATCGTAAGCAGTAAATGACATTGTTGCATTATTACTTTGTGAAGTATCTGTTACTAGTCCTTTGAAAAGTGTAACATCATCATATGAAAAAACACATTTAAGACCTTTTATAGCTTCAAATTCTAAGCCTATTTGTTTCCATAAAACGACATCTTCTACTATTTCAGCATTTATGGAACGCGTACATGTTCCTTTTCTGCCACTCCATTTTATACTTATAACAATGTCAGATAAATCAAATTGCTGTCCGTTTTGCATAACAACTAATGAAATTTTACTCAACTAACCACCTACTTCTTTGGCAATTTTAACACCCAGCCAACTTGCAATTTGTTTGGGTTCTTAATTATATTTTTATTGAGATTATAGATTTCTTTCCATCTGTTTCCGTTACCCAGTTTAGCTTTTGCTATTTTATAAAGACTATCTCCTTTTACAACCTTATATGTCGTAGGCTGTACTGTATTATCTACTTTTTTCTTTTCAACTGTGACTTCTGCCTTTGTAGAATCTTTAGGACTTAAGTCTATTTTCCTTATTGTAGCTTCAGTATATTTTTTTAGTTTAATATTGTACTGTATTTCTCCTACTGGGCCTCCTTCGTCTGTGTAAGATAATTCTTCTATTGTATAATAGTCATTACAGAAAAAACTTGCAGAAAAAATAAAGTGGACAGGCTTTTTGTAGCCTCTCCACTTTTCTAACTTATTTCTATAATATGTTGGTTCGTATAATTTATCAACAACAACAGACTGGTCTAAATACGCTGGGAATCGACTTGAAAAAGATATTGTATCGGCACTCGGATTTTCAATTACTGTTGTTTCTCCCAAATTACTTATTGTCAATGATGTGTTTTTTATCCCATCACTATATGTAACTTTTTCCGGCAAAACAGGAAATAAGAAGCAATCCGTTTCTGCGTTACAGCTTATAAAAAATAGTAATTTGTATTAAGTGACATATGCTCCATCTCCTTCTTCAAACAGTTCTTGATTTATGATTCCAAGCAAAACAGGTTTTAAATTACTAGTCAACAAGTTTAGAACTTCATTTTTATCCATAGTTGAAGGGATTTTTATTTCTCCTCCGCCTTCTAACTTCAATACTATAGTTTTGTTTACAGCACTGCTATAAACACCCATTACATCCTTATCATTAACAATATCACTTGTATTGGCAGTTATATTTAAAGGCTGTGAATCATCAAAACCTCTAATAGTTCCTAGTCGCATACCTGCTTCTTGCCATAAATCGTATGCTCGCTGTGAATTGTTTAATGGAATTATCGCTTCAGCATCTCCTGCTTCTGCAACCCAAGTTAAAAGAGGACTATCATATATACCACCTTCTGCATTTGTAGCTATGCCTTTTGCCTTCATTTCGAAGTTGTAGATGTTTTCGTTCTGTCAGGACCTGTTACAGTAGCTGTACCTCCTATGTTTAAAGCTGTTTCTACATAAGACTTAAGTTGCTGTATCTTTGTCGCAATTTTGCTCCTTGCATTATCTATTCCTTCACACATGCCATTACCTATAGCATTTTCTGTAGACACTTTAACTCCCGCTTTTGTGTTTGCCATTCCGTTTTTAGCTGCTTCTCCTGTTTCGGTACCAGCTTCAGTTGCTTTTGATATTGCTCCAGGCTTAGCTAGTTCAATACCAAGCATTATGCTGTCAGGAACTTCAAGTCCACTTTCCTTTGCTGCTAACATTGCTTCGGCGTATGCTGGATTTTGCTGTGTCATATTATAAGCTGTTCTTATATATATAGAATCTGTATTCCCTACAACAGCACCTACGGCAGCTGAATCTAATATTCCTTGTGCAATACTTTCGGGAATATTCTTTCCTGCATCAATACAAGCAGTTGCAGTTTCTGTAAGCTGAGATTGTTCAGGCTTAAGTGAATTATACATTTCACTTATATTTTTTTGTGTAGATGATGACATAGAAGCCCATGCAGTTTCCATATTTTGTGCTTCCATCTCTATTAAATTATCTAAGTTCTCGTAGGATTTCTTTACATCACTTCCAGAAGAATCTATAGCCTCCGCGATTTGTTTTCCATAGTTTCTTGCATTAAATCCTCTATTATAAACTTCATATCCCTTGTCAATATCTTGTTTATATGAATTATGAATTGTATTAGCTTCAATTTCAACACCTTTGCCAACATAACTAGCATCAGCAATTTTATAAGCTTTGTCTGCTTCTGCTAATCGATATTTCATTTGTTCAGGATTATTGGCATATGCATTTTTAATATCAATAATTAAATTTTGGTGAGACTCTTTATTTGCTTGTCTAACAGTTTCAATATTTTCATTAACTTCTCCTTGCATATCCTTAAAGCTATCTGCCGATAATTTCTTATCAGAATAATCTAACCCTATTATTTCAAGATTTGCGTCAAACTTATTATCTTCAATAGCTTTTTTATTTTAGTCATTTTTGCAGTTAATTCTTCTATTTTTTTCTGTTCGTCAAAATCTAACAAACCATCTTCAAAGGCTTTATTAATTACACTTTGAAGATCTTCACCGCATTTTTCAACTCAGTTTCTTGAGAAGAATAAATTGTATTGAGTGTTTTTGTTATTTCTTTACCTTCTTTAGAATCTCCAAAAATCATTTGAGCAGAAATATTCATTGAGTAATGCCTTTGTTCAACATAACTCTGAACTTCTGAAATATAACTTTTCTATACTTTTTTTGTAGTCGTTATTGTCTTCAGCTGATAATTTAAAGCCCATGTCTATTTTCCAATCGAACTTATCAATAGAACTTTTAGCCTCGTCGATATTTTTTTTAATAGTATCGACTTTTGAGAATTCTTCAAGTGAACTTCTAATTTTGCTCATATTGCCGTTGGCTACAATTTTATCAGCAATATCTTCCACTTCTTGCATCGACAACGAAACGCTTCCAAAATGTTTTTCAAGGTCTTTTTGTTTAGCCCAGTTGGTATACGCTTGAAAGCCAGCTGTAACAGCAGTAATTCCACCAACAGCAAGAGTAGCAGGCAAAGCTATACTACCCAATCCACTCGCCACAGTTGTTAAAGCTCCACCAACCTTTGTAGATGCTCCGATAGTTGTTCCCAAACCTGATGCAAGTCCTGTAATCCCATTGATAGCTTTCTTTGCAGATAGTAAGCCAATTACTCCAGATAGGGATACTTTAAATAATTCGGTATGTTTTGTAATATAGTCAATTCCATCTATGCCTTTTTCAACTATATTTCCGACAACTTCACCAGCCTCTTTTATATCTGGCATAATTTTTTCTTGTAAATCCCTTATGCTTTCTATTAAGTCACCTGAATCACTTGTTATGCCTTCTGTAAATGATGACATTATGTTTCTTCCAAACACCGTAAATGTGCTACCTAAATCTTCATATTTAACTTCATTCATCTTTTCTAAAGCGTCAGAAGTTGAGCTAATCTCTCCGTTTAGGTTACTAATTGCAAATACGCCTTTAGCACCTAAGTCTTCCCACATCGTGCCGAACAAGTTTACACCTGCTGTATTCTGTTCAATGGGGTCTTTCATATCTTTTAAGGCTTTTATTGTTTCTGTAAAAGCCTCTTTTGCATCACTGCCACCTTTTGAAAACTTTTTTGCCATAGAATCAGCATTTAATCCAGCCATTTTAAATGCCGTTACGGTAGTATCTGAGCCATCAATAGCTCGGATGCCAAATTCTTTTATTGTATCGCCTAACTTGTCTACACTAAATGTACCACTTTTAGCGCCATTTTCTAACATATTAAACATTTCGTCTGCACTAAAACCAAGTTGTTTAAAATGTACAGAATATTCATTAATAGTATCTAACAAGTCGTCGTTCTTGTTTAATCCTTTTTGAGCACCTTGTGTAATTAAGTTATATGCGGTTTCAGAAGATAGATTGAACTGGTCCATCATCATTTTACAGCTCTTGTACTTTCACCTACATCAAAGTCAAATGTATCACGAAGTAATAAAGCGTTGTGAGTCGTGCTTACTAATTCCTTACCCACAAGGTTCGTGCTCGTCTTGATTGTTGCAAGTGAATTTGCTACATCTTCAAGACTTTCGCCCATACCGTCGTTATATAAGTCTTTTATCTCACTTCTATACTCTTTCATTTCTTTCGAGCTAGCCCCAACGCGTGCTTGAAATTGATTTACAGCTTTAAGTTCACTATCTATAGCTTCTGTAACTTTACTTACACCAAAAAAGGCTACTGCTCCAGATATAGCTGTTTTCAGCATATCTCCCATTTTTGATGCTGAATCTCCTAATGCTTCAAATTTTTCAGAATTATCTTCTGTTTCATTTCCAAGTCTTTCAAGCTCTGCTTCAAGACCACTTATTCTAGTATGTGCTTCTTGTAAGTCCCTCTGAAGCTCTTCATATTTTTGAGCCATTTTAGCGACTGATTCACTAGAAGATGCAGAGCTATTTTCTACAGCATTTTCAATAGCTCTGATATGTCTAACACTTTCGCTTTCTGCATTTTCAAAAGCGTTTTCAATAGTACCTGCTGTATTTTCCATTGCAGATGCCGAAACACCTTTATTAAGTGTTTCCTGAAACTGTTTAATCTCCTTTGTTGCAGATTTTCCGGCTTTTGCAATATTATTTACAACGGGCGTAAAATTATCAACTGCCTTAAATGTAGCAGAAAGTGTTTTATTTCCTCCGGGCATTTTTTACGCCCCCTTTACTTTAAAAATAATCTTTACAATATTTAATATTTTATGGAGCCAATTTACTGGCATTTCTTCTTCTAGTTTATAACTAGCAATATATGCAAGTTGAACTTGCCTCTCCATTTTTGCAAACTCTTCCATTCTTAGTCCTTTTGCCTGCCAAAGAATGTGAGCCCAATGCCATGTATTATCGGCACCTTTCATTAGTTTTTTAATTCTTTAATCAAGTTTTCTTCCTTGATAGGTGCTATGTCTGCCGCCTGTGCAGCACAACCGTCAATATAGCGATAATCATCGCCCTTGAAAAGGATATGAAGTAATTCTGTTCCAGCGTATACACCATAAAAATCAAGCAATTCTTTATCCCTTAAATCAGGCTGAACCATAGTTTCTACAATCAATTCATCTGTAAAGCTGTCATAGTCTACATCAATATCATTGATAATTCTTCCATTTCTGATTATATAATTTCCTTCTTTATCAACGGCTGGTGTCTTATGAACAAACTTTTTTCTAATATCTTCTACTTCGGTACGTGAAATCTGCTTAAACTTCAAAGGAATTGGCACACCATTTTCGTCTTTGAATGTATCTATACCCTTAAATGTTTAAAGTATCATTCTTTTTTAAACCTTGAAATCATAAATTTTTTTTAAATTGTAGTTGCTCATTTCTTATTTTCTCCTTTCAAAAAAAGGACTGTTGAATATTTATCAACAGTCCTTAAATATTAAAACTTAATATCTTTACCATTAAATGTAAATTCATCTTGTAAATGGTCATTAGAATCTGCGTCTACGCTTAAGAGTTTAATGTCACCAGTAGGTACACAACCAATAACTGTAACAATTTCTTTTCCAACAGCATCGTAATAATCGCTATTTTTATCGTCCTGTATACCTTGAATTGTAACTTCTGGAGTTACGCCAGTTTCAAGAAACTTGTTTAACCATATCTTTAGCTCTTGCTGTAGAACGATATTCGCTTAATGTAACTTTTATTGAATCAATTCCTGCCCAGCGTGAACTAGGAACAACTTCGTTGATAGACTTAGATGTTGTTACCGTCGGCGTAACAACAACCTCGCACTTTATACCGTCCACAATAATATTGCCATTCCAATACATTTTTCCTTTGTTAAGCAAAATTCTACTTCTATTTGCTCTGTCTGCCATAGCCTAAAACCTCCTTTATCTAGTTTTATAGTAAAGAATAACTTTTCAGCACTATCTACTGGCTGTATACCAATATTAAAGTATGTTTCATCGCCTTGTGATTTACTTCTGTCTACTAAAAAGTCATTGTCAAAATCAACATTTGTTATAGCCCCTGCATTAGCATATCTCTGTAATATGTCTTTGCCTAAGCCTTCCATTATGTCCCAACCATATTCATCATTATCAAACTTGTTTGGTGGAAAGTTGAGCTGAATACTTTCGTTAATAGCATCAAAAACTCTTATTACTCTATTCTTTCTATAAGTCTTATCTTTGCCGTTTTTAAAAGTAACTAAAGAGTTAATGTCATATTCTACAACAATATCTCCTGAACTATTTTTAGAGAAGAAAAACTCTCCATTGTTAATCGCAGCAACAGCTTCCTCGTGAGTTTTCTCTCCTACAATATCTGTTGCTCCTTCATATGCAACATATGTATTGCTTGTTACCGAATCAGCTGAAGCTGTTAAACCAGCTACATAAGCACAAGCCTGAGCACTACTTAATTCCTTGCCGTCGACAGTTACAGCATTAGTTACATTAATAATACCTTCATAGTCAGCAGCAAAGTCAGGCACAACAAACTGAACTTTTCTTCCAACTTCTTCTCTGTAGTATTTTACTTTTGTTTTGATTGCTGTATGTATACTATCTTCTGTAAACGGACAACAAGCAGTATTAAACGTAGCTTTTTCTGTCGCGTCAAGGAAATCTGTGTATACCTTAGTATTCACAGGTGTATTAGTTCCACCTGTAAATTTTACGCCAGCTTGTGCAGCAACTAAAGCTCCAGTTCCTTCCCAATCTACATAGTCATTAGATGTTAAATCTTCTACTTTTGTTACTCCTTCTTGGTAAAACACCTTATTAGTTTCCAAATAAACGCTGACATCAAATCCGTTATTTGGATTTGATTCTATAACCAATTCAAATGAATTACCCAAAGTGCCACCATGCTTTGCTGTTGCTGTCAATGGAGCAACTTTTGCTGTCGCTTTCTTGTCAGGACCTGCAATATAAAATACAACCTGTCTTGCATTTTTGAAAGCTTCTCTAATAAGTAACATATAGTCGTTATCATCATAAACTGACATTCCTAACTTATCAAATTCTGAATCTGGGGCAGAACTATAAATGTTTACAAATGTATTTGTTGGACCATATGTGTGTCCAATTAACGGAATTAATACAATTCCTCTTGCATTATTATTAATAGTATCCTGCCTTGTGCTTTTAAAATTCACATAACTTCCTGGTCTTACTTTTCCTACCAATTCATCAAATGCACCGCCCATTACTTCATCTCCTTTTTAAGCCAATTTTCGATAATGTCGCCTATTTCTTTTACAGAATATAATTTATCTTTATCAATATTTGCAGTTGCTCCATCGAATGTTGATACACTTATATCATATAGAGCCCTTGCACTATTACGAAGCTTTTCCAGTTTAAATTTCTGTTCTTGAACAGCTTCAGTAATTTTTCTTTCAGCCATACTATAACCTCCTAATGTAATTTTCATAGTGTTTTTTCATTTTTTGAACTTCTTTTTGGGTATAAGTTTTTATGCTGTCCCAAATTATTTCAATAGAATAAATACCATCTTCTACTTTTGATAAATTAGGTTCCCTAATTGATATATTTTTTCCTACCAATGAACCGTCTATATTTCGTAACGGAATTAAAAACATATTGCTAGCTATATTAAATAAAATATCGCTAGCTAATTCAAATGCTATTTCTGTGCTTTGAGCAAATATTTTTATATTCCAAATATAATTTACTCTATAGCAAGAAGTTGAACTCAGATAAATGCTTAATTCTGGGGAGGGGAAATATACTGCAGGTACCTCAAAATTTTGTGGCATTTTCTTTAAATATATTCTTGTATTTTGATTTACATCTTTAATATATCGGATTATACTAGCCATTTCTTGGTCCATATTATCCTCCTTTAAAATATCCCGTTAATCCATTCGTCAAACTTTTTATCCATTACTTCTGGCAAAATGCTGTTCATAAGTTCATAAGCTTTCGAAAAATATGGATTTGCCTCAATCCACTGCTGATACAACATCATGCCCCTTTTGCATTGGGGTCATATGTAAATTTATTTCCTTGCCAATACCCGGGGACAAAACGCTTACTTCACCTTCTTTGCAAGTAGTATGTCCATCATTAACATATTTTGCATAATCTAATATCGAACCTACAGTAATAGATAAGCCCCCTGCAGAAACCTCCCATATATTGTTTTCATCATTTTTATTAAATGACTTTAACAAATTTCCTGTGTCTACAATATTCCTTCTTTCAATTTCACTTTTAACTTCATTTAAAAAATCTTTTGCAAAATACGCCACAAAAGCTTCAATTTGGCTTTTCGTGTTGTACGCCAAAGCTTCTATATCTTGCACAAACTTATCCATTTCTTCCATATCAACACATCCTATCTTGAATTGTTTTCCTAATGCACATAACATATTTATGATGTTTTTGAATAGTTTTTGGCATTTCAGCAGTATATTCAATGCCTGTATTCACATCTAAAATTTTGTCATTTATACGAACATCTGTGTCAATAGGTAGTACAAGTTTTACAGAAGCAGTCAGTCTCTGCTCAGGGTCTGCTTCTGTAATATGTTCAGGACTTTTTGTAGAAAGTGGCACTTTACATTTTCTGCGTCTGGAACAACAGAATAACTAAAAATAGGAGTGCTACTAATACCATAGCCTATATCTTGCTTATCTTCTTTAATATGATAAATATTGCATAAATGGTTAAAAAAATCTTCAATCATAATTTTCTAAGCCTCATCAAAATCTTACCACTTGCTTTTTGTAAACGAAACTCATCAAGTAGTTCATCAAGTGATAAATCAGATATATCAATGTTGGCCGTATCTGTCGTTGAAGAATAAGAATAATCGTCAAAAGTTTCTGACTGCACCTTTTTAGCTTTCGTCTTTTCAACAGCATCTTGAGCATACTTGCTAGCAAGCAATATAACAGCTAAATGAACTGCTTGTGGTATTTCCTCGCAATCTTCAAATTTATTGTTAGTGTATTTTATAACATAAGCTTCTGCTCTTGCTATATCTATTTCTAGCTTTTTATCGCTTCTTGATTGAATTTCACTATAATCTGAATAATTCCTCACATCTTCAGGAATAACCCAAGGTCTTTTTGCCATTTACATCACTTCTTTCAAAGCGTTAATGTAATCATCTTTCTTTTTACAATCTGTTACATCAACATTTTTGTTTTCTGCAATCTTTTTTAATTCTTCAATTTTTAAGCTAAATAAGTCGACAGTTTCATCTTCGTTTTCTATGCTAAATAAGTCAATCTTTCATCTTCATCTTCATTTTCCTTTTTGAAATATCCACTTTTTAAACAAATTTCTCCGATTTCTTCATCTACTGAAACAATCTGATTACCTGAAAAATCATTTTTTATCACAAAGTCGCCGCAAGTGTAAGACTTAATATTACCAATTAACTTTATCTTCATAATAACCTCTATTTCTTCAACTTAATTATTGCTGTTGCGTCAGTTTCTTCTATAATCGTATCAAAGTCCATATGAAGAACATAGAAACGCTTATCCTGCATAATAGCCTCTTTACCTTCTGTTGTTTTTCTGATACGCATATCGTAGGTATTCACAACACAAAGATTTTGTGGGTCTACAAGTAAAATAACATTATCTGATAACATAGGTACCTGTACTGTTGGAATACTTACAGGATTTTTATATACACTTTCCGGAACCATACCACCAGCTGTAATAGCTTGTTTTAATAAATATCTTTCCCATTCCTGTGCTCTATGAGGAGACATAAGCCAACGGAGTTTGCCATTGTTATACTTGTTTGGAATTGCCTTAACAGCTTCATAAAAACCGTCTAATGTTAAACCAGACTCTGATGTCTTATCAATTACATGTCCTGACTCTGAAATCTGCTTAATCCAGCCATCGTCAATCTTTAAAAAGTTGTAATCTGCATCACCAGAAAGAGTTGCTGTGTCACCATTGAAATACAAGTCAAGTAAATCAACACCTGCCTGAGTAGTCATTAAGTTTGTAACAATTTCTTCAAAAGTCTGTCCTTCAATGTTTTCTCTAAGAGTTTCTTCTGTAATTCCCAAGGAAGTCTAACAGATTTTGTTGCGTAACTGATTTTCGAAGTTTTTACACCAACTCTTTCCCCGTCGTCTGTGTCTTCTGTCTTTTCTCTAAGGATTCGAGAAGCAATACCAATTTTATCAATTTCGCCTGTTTTTGCTGTACGCATTTCATGACGAACAAGCGAACCAAACTCAGTTGATTCAAAATCTGCTGAACAAACTTCTTGCCTGTTCAGGGTTAAGCAAACCTCCTGTATTAAGTCCACCTGTTGATATTGCTGCTTTGTTTATTAAATCTATATTATTCATGCCGTTTCCTCCTTCTATTAAAACATTCCTGCCATATAATGCTGACTACTCTTTTTAACAGACTGATTATTATTAAGATTAGTTGTATTGCCACCTAAAGCTTTTACAATACTTCAACCTGTTCTTTAAGAGGCTGTAAAGCCTTTTCAACTGCTTCATCAACCTTTTCTTTTTCATCATCTTTATTTACTTCATCATCTTTGTTATCGTCAAGTGTTCCAATAGCATCAATCAAAGGCTGAATGGCACTTGTAACCGCTGTTGTAACTGAATTTGTAATAGTTTCTAAATCTTTTTCATTCATAGAATCTTCCTCCTCGTTCTCGTTTTCATCAAATTCTTTCATAAACATATTTAAAGACTGACATATTTCAGAAAGAGTATCTTTATTTCTTTTACTCATTTTCTTTCCAGCTTTTTGAACTTTACGCTCCGAAAAAATCATTTTAGCTATTTCTTTTTCTGTCAATAGCTTTGTAACAATGTCATTGAATTCTTTTAATGCTGCTTTTACAGTCTGTTCGTCATCGATGTATTTCCAACACCCTTTTTCACAATCATAAGTCTCTAAGTTTGTCTCAATGTTTCATATGCAGTATAAAATTATCACTTATACATCTTCGATATATTCAGCTGTCATTTCGCCTTTTCAACAACATTAATCCTAGCATTTTTGCAAGTGGTTCTAACAAACCTTTTCTTTTCTGCAGTTCACTTTCGGTGTATCTTCCTGTTCCACCCATACTAAACCCAGTAATTTTGCCATCTTCAATATCTTTGAATATATCATCGTCATTTATTTCAACAGTTGCTATCCATGTGCCTTTTTTACATCATGTCCATTAATTGCTCCGTCGCTCTTTGTTACATAGCTTTCAACAACCACAGCACTCTCTTCTTCCTTAAAGCTGTGCTGTATATCGACTTTGCCACCATTTTTTAAAAAGTAGTGTGCAGCCTTTTCAATTTCTTCTGCTGTCATAAAATCGCCTTGGCTATCCTCCGTATCTGGTTCATACACGATGCCAGTTACGGTATGTTTTTCACTATCAGCTTTTAATATTTCGCCTGTCATAGTAAAGTCTGCGTTGTAGTTATCTGCTTTAACAATCAAAAACTTTTGTTGATTTGCAGCTCTATCAACTAATGAAATAAATGCAATTTTAGCATCGCTTATTTCATTTGCTTTCTTTATAAAAGACATCATTACACCTCCTTAATTTTATATAAAAATAAGGAGTAGAATTTTGCACCTACTCCTTTTTGCTGACCAAATTCCTGACTATAGTTACCCTACTACGCATTAAAAAAATAACAATTCTACTCTTGTAATTTCAAACTCAATCAATCACGCCTATTACTTACTTGATTTATAGCAATAAGTCAAATTCTTTTAATATTTGTTATTCCTTTGATGCGTTAAACTTAGCCCATAGGAACCACCCCTTTCTATATAATATAATTTGCAACAAACGCTAAACCCTTACTTGTTTGTTAATGTGTTGCTTGTACAGAGTATAAAATATACCTTTCGTACCTAAGACAACTAAGTTTTTCATATATAAAATATCGGTTAGCAGAGCTAGTAGGAATCGAACCTACACTAAAGGAGTCAAAGTCCTTTGCCTTACCATTTGGCTATAGCCCCTCAATCATTTAACTTTTCAGGCAACAAAAAAAGGACAGCCTTAAACTGTCCTAATCTGCTAATTTATTGTGTTTGCTAACTTGCCTGTAACTTTTACATTAAAAAAGCACCCTTTTCAGAGTGCTAACATTATTTTACTTGTATTAACTTTTGAAATATGCTGTTTTCGAACTTCATAATTATATTTCAAACAAATTCTGTTGGTTCCGGTTCTTTATCGTAATCAACCACATAAGGTTCTGCTACTTTTCTTCTATCTTCATAAGCAATTTCTTCTATTACATAAGCACTTATACACCATCTATCTGTATATGATAGTTTATCCAACTCTTTGACTAATTCATTATCGTCTAGCTTTCTCAGTTTTTCAAGTATTGTATCCAACATTTCTATGCAAATAGGAGCTTCTCCATCATCTTGAGGACTCATTGAGCATTTCCAATTTTTTTTTAATATCTTTAACTCATTAATTATCATCTAACTCAACTCCATCTATATATTTGCTTTGTTCTTTTCAGGATAGAAACTTTCACCACTTATATCCCGTCTATAAACAATTGCTACACCGTCACAATTATAAATCTCACCTAAAATTTTGCCGTCATCGTTTACTTTATTCATAATGAATTCAGCTTTACCATTCTTGGCCTTATACATTTCAGTAATAATTTTATCATCATCCCAATCATCAGGAAACCAAGTGTGTCCACCTTTTCTCTTTTTTGTCGTTGTAGATGTTGGAACACTCCCCCACTTAACACCATTAGAATATTCTCCCTCAACAACATTTCCTAAGCCCATTTTCTCGCATTCATTAAACGAACTTTTACTATGCCCACCTTTTGTAAGTCGACCATTTGGATAATGTTCATTAGGGGCTTTAAAATCACCCTTAATAACATGCTCAACACTTTTATTATCTATTGTAAGTATACCACTACTTCTAAGTAATTCAAGCTGTTTAACTTGCCGTTTGGTGAATAAAGAATATTCCCTATTTCATTTTCAGGTATTACCCCTGACTTTACAAGATAATACCTTTTCAATCCACCACCTCGGACTCCTCCAAGCCTTTCAACAACATCTTTTTTAGTTGAGTTTTTAAACTCCATAGGTGTCATTACTGTAGGAAGTGCACCTGCATCTTCCCTTGCTTTTCTTTGCTTTGCATTAAATTCTCTTTCCCATTCGCTATCAAGTTTTTTTCTAGCTCTATCTTTTAACTCTTTAAGTTCACTATCTGTAAAACTTGTAACATCTTTCGTTGTCCCTGCTTCTATTTTGCATCTACAATTAACAACTTCGCCAATAGGCAAGCTATCATCGTGAGGACAACTACAGTAATATGCGTCCCCTTTTTCTGCAACTAAAGCAAAAGGCTTATCTTTTGGGATAGTCACACCGTCTAATTTTAGATGTCCGGGTCTAGCTGTATTTGTTGGTCCTGTGTGGTGCCAAGTTTTGGTTTCTACCTCTATGTTTTGCATTAATTCATCTTGTTTAGCATAACTGTTACATCTCAATGTTTCATTTACAGCAAAACGCCTAGCGTTTGTATCATCTCTAATGTCATTGTCTATAACATACTGTGTTAACTCCTCAACACTAGTTGCCGTATCGCTAGCTTTTTTCAAGAAATCTCTTAACGCATCTACACTTGTTTTTTCAGTCCATTCAGCCAAAGTCTGGGCTCTATCTTCAATCCACTGATTTGTTTCTCCTGTAAAGTTTTCAATGGTATTCGCTCTTTTAAGGCATCAGAATAAGCTTTTGCATTAGCTGTCATAAAGTTGTTGACATCACTTAACATAATTTTCTAATACTTCAGTAGACAAAGGCCTTTGTTGCACATTTAAAATAATTTTCTTTAATATTTCCTCGTAAATATCTTCCATTGACATGTTTACAAGTTTTGTTTTGGAATGTTGGCTATCTCATTTATAAACATTTCTTTGAGTTCAGCTCTCATTTTTCTGAAGCATCAGCATAGGCATCTTCTATCGCATTTACACAAGCAACTGCTGCGTCTATATCAGCAACAGCACTCTCTTTTAGTTCTTGTTCGAGTTTTGAATCAGCTTTTGCAAGAAAGACATCTATAGCAAGAAGAATATCATCGATATTATTCTTTATAGCCTTACAAATATTAATCATTCTTGTTCAGCCCCTTTTTGATTGCTTTTAAAAGTGTAATCATATCATCATTGGCTTGATTTGCTTTGTTTACAAACTCTTCTTGCTGTGTGCTTACATTTAAAGTACTTGTCACTGCAAGAGGTGTATTTGCCCAGGTTTCTTCGTAAGGCTCTGCTGTTTCACCCATAGTTTTTGCTTTTAATGCTCTAGCGTCATTAGGTGTAACTCCTCCAGCTGTATTGCATATAGTAAATACTTTTACTAAATCGTCAATATTGCTCGTATCTGGATTTCGAAATCTTACTTCACAATACTTCAAATTATAGCAATTAAACAGCTTATTATTTAATATCCAGTTAAGGTCCTTTCTTTCTGGAATAAAGACTTGCTTTTCAGTTACTTCCATAGCTGTCTGTGCAGTAGCTCTATTAAAATCAGTTGTATATCCAACGTATAAATCAGGTAATAAAAAAGCAGACTGCGTTTTGCGTCTGCCGTTTTGCAAATATTCCTGAAACAACTCATCTCGTTGCAACATACTTGCCATATCTTTTATTTCAACATTTACTGCCTTATCATTTTCAAAACCTGCTGAAGTTTCAGCATTTTCTGTTTCAAGAATTAGGAACGAATGTTGTCCTTTTTCTCCTTCAATATCATTCATATAAGTTTTTAAACTGTCATAGCTTTCATCAGAAAGAGTTCCTCCGTTTACAAGTATGGCCATAGGTACATGTCTACCATGTCGGAAGTAATTGTTATTCAAACTTTCAGCTAGACGATTGCCGTCTACTGTTGTCACTTGTCCTAGCCAACGCACTTTACCATAGTATTTATTTCCAATCTTAAACTCTAAAAGCTCATTTGCTTTTTCGTTTATTTTTAAGCCTTCCTCGTAATTTCCAGTAGCAATATTCATATCCCTAGGGTCACCAAATTCTTTAAAATAAACGGTTTTCCCTGCAATTTGCTGTCGATATTTTTTAAAATGTTTCTTTCTTGTGATTTCTTCACCTTTGTAATAATATGTGTATTCCGTCAGGCTCTCTTCCGGAGGTGTCATGTATATACTGTCAATATCTTTAATTGCTTCAATTTGTTTTATATCACCATTCAGCTCTCTTACAACCTCTATATAACCAATACCAAATGTTTCCCTTGCGTCAATAACTTGAGCAATGTGTCTTTAAAAGAATTATCTATCGTCATCAGGTCAATAGCTCGCTGGAGCTTTGAATACTCTGCTTTCATTTCTTCTGTTTCTTCAGCCAAGTCACAATTATCATTGTAAACAATTTCATAGCCAAAACCAGTAATGTTTCGCTTATAAGCATCTATACACTGTGGTAATATAGTAGATTGATTTACCATGTTTCAAGTCCTTTGAAAATTAAGTCTGTCAGTTATCCAAACGCTATTATACTCTTTTTCCGGGTCGGTTTGAGTTATAGATTCAGCTTTTGTGATTGGTTTAATTACTCTAACATTTACTTTTTTGTTTTCTTTCATTTATGCCTTCCTCCTCTCTCTTTTATTTTTTCTAGGTAAACAAGCAAGTAAGACACTATCAGCGACATCCGGAGAGGATATGCCTCTTGCTTTCATATCTTTTTTGCTTTCTACTTTTATTTTTCCATTCGTTACAAAACTATATTTTCTACAAGACAGTTGACCTATTAAATCTGCGTTGTTCGGTAAAATTATTTCAGGTTCTTTCTCTATACCATTATCATCTACTTTAGAAATACAATCCTTAATAACTCCCATCATGTATGTAGTACTATCATAGTAATATCTATGTTTTATTGGTTTTCCGAAATTAACAGGCAGTATTAACATATTGTCATAAACATCACTTTCAGCTCTCTTCATCGCTTTTAGAGCATCAACAACGCCACCACCTACACCACCGTCGTCTATGGCTATAACTATCTCACCGTTATATTTCCAATTATACTTTAACTGTTTATATAGCGATGATAACTTACCGGCTGTTTGTGTCGTATCTTGTCCATTGCAAAGGTCATGTATTTTTACAACTTCATTAAGTCGTATAGAAATTACAGTCTTGTCATCTCCAAATCTTGCAACATCACAACCAATTTGCACTTTTTCCAGATTAGCCCCTGTTTTTTCATTGATAGCCTTTTTGGTAATTTCACAAACATCGGTTGCAATATTATTCTCAATCGCACTTAGCCCAATAAACACATCATCTTCTTGTGTTGGAAATTCTCCATACACTCTAACTCTTACAACATTACTTTCTTCTCCATATTTACGCTTTAGAGAAGCAATGTTTTCTTTGTTTGTTCTGCTTACTTTTTCACTATTTACTGTATACCTTGAAAATCTTTAGCATCAACAGTATGGCTATCATAAAAAGCCCCAGATGTACGAGTAGGATTGCTCATTAAAATCAGTTTGTTATTAGCACCACTAAGAGTACCTCTAATAGCTTCCATTATTGGGTCAGATACGCCTGAGGCTTCATCAACAATAAAAAGCATATTATCTTCGTGAAAGCCTTGCAAATTTTCAGGTTTTGTAGCAGTTCTTGCTGTTGCAAACCATCTGTCTTCGTGTCCAACGAAAAATATATATGTTTTCCTCGGTTTTAACAAAACTTTTAACAAAGGCGATTTTTCTATCCACTTCGCTACTTCTGCCCACAAAACATCTTTTAACTGTCTTGCTGTTGGAGCAGTAGCTATAACTTGCAATTTGGATACATTGTTAAAAACCAACATATCGCCCAACTTCGACAGCTGTTTTTCCAACTCCTTGTCCTGATTTAACGCTAATCATTCTTATGTTGTTGCTAGCTAAATCCATTAAAACATTACTCTGCCATTCGTCAGGTTCTGCACTTAAAACTTCTTTAACATATAAGACTGGGTCCTGTTTCCAAACAGGAATTCTCTTACTAATATTTGTATGCAATTTATTCTCCTCCCAGGAGCAACATATCTGCCCACTCGTTTGCAAGCTTCATTTTGTCATCGCTATTACTTGCATTATTTCGTTCATATCTATATTTAGCTAAACTATCAATAGCTTTTTGTTTTTTAGACTGCACACTTGTAAGCTCTTTTTCTAGTCTTAGCAAGACTGTAGTTTTAGAAACCATAACACTCTGTACATTTCTTGTAGTTCCGGGTAACTTTTGCCATTCCGTACTTTCTCTATTAATTTCTTCATATTCATTTTTTCTTGTTGATTTTAAAAACTCTTTGGTCTTCAATAGAAATAATAGAATCTATAACTAAGTTTTCAGAAGGCTTGCTAGTATTTTCGATTTTGTGAAGTGCTATAGCGTTTAAAATGCGATACTCTCTAACTGTAAACAGTTGTATTTCATTTAGCAGAAGTTCCTCAACATCATCACTACATTCATCAATCAGAATTCTTTCTTTTTCGCTCATCGTCTCCCAAAACACAGAAGCATAAGCTCCATGTTTAAGAGCATTCTTATTTCCTTTTTGCCCTCCAGGGTGTTTTGTGAGATTAAGCTCGGTTGCAACTTTTTGCAACTTTTTCTTTTTTTGCTCTTTTTTTCTTATATTGGTTGCGACTTTTTGATTTTTCCAATGACGTGTAGCCCAGCTTTTTACAGTACTTAGCGACACATTATATTTTTGTGCAATCTCTTTATACTTTAACCCATTCAAAAAATCTTTTTTAGCTTGTTCTCTAATTTCTGTACTAACTGCCATTAACCAATATCACCACCTCCATATCGTTTTGTTTAATAAAAAAAGACCTTAAACGGTCTCTAGTTTTTTACTTCTTCAAAGCTCATCTTTTTGCCATTTCTAATAACAAAAACATCACTTGTATTTTCACTTAAATTAATGTAACGATTTACAATAACATCACAGTATCGCTCATCTAACTCAATCGTCCTACATATTCTATTATTTTTCTGACACGCTATTAATGTCGTTCCGCTCCCTGCAAAACTGTCAAATACAATATCTCCTCTTTTACTACTATTTCTTATCTGATATGCGATTAATTCAACAGGTTTCATTGTTGGATGTAAACGATTGGCTGTTGGCTTATTAAACTCTAAAATTGTAGTTTGTTTTCTATCTGCATACCACTTATGTCCTGCTCCACTTTTCCAACCATACAAACAAGGTTCGTGTTTCCATTGATAATCTTGCCTGCCCATAACCATTGAATTTTTTACCCATATTAAACATTGTCTTACTTGCCAGTTGATGTTTTTGCAAGCACCACGGAAATTGTAACCTTTAATATCTGCATGCCATATATAAAAACAAGCTCCATCAAGCATAATTTCGTTTATGCAATCAAAAGCTTTGTTCAAGAATAATTGAAATTTGTCATCTGACATATCATCATTTTTATTTTAAGAGCATCCTCAGTTTTTCCACTATAATTTACATTATATGGAGGGTCAGTAACAACCAGTTGTGCTCTTTCTTCTTTCATAAATGATAGTACAGAATCTTTATCGGTGCTATCTCCACATAGCAATTTATGTTTACCTAAACACCATACATCACCTTTTTGAGTTATTGTTTTGTCCTGTAACTTAAATTCTTCCTCTATTTCATCATCTTCTATAAATTCTTGTGTTATATCAGGTAAAGTATCCAAAATAACAGATATTTCGTCTGATGTAAAACCTGTAAAATCCAATAGATATTCGTCCATATCATTAATTATAGAACATAGCATATCATTATCCATTTCGGCTAACTCTGCTATTCGATTATCGGCTAATAAATCAGCCATTTCTTCGTCCTTATTCGAATATTCTTGATATTCAACTGGAATTTCGCATAAATTTAACATTTTAGCTGCCAATATTCTGCCATGACCTTTTACAACTAAATGTGACAATCTGCTAATTGTAACTGACTGCCTCCACCCATTTCCTTTTATAACCTCCCCTAACATTTTAAGTTGTTTCTCTGGGTGTTTATTTGGATTGTCGGGATTTAGTTTAATATCGTTAATATTTAGCAACTTATCATAAGAACAAAACACAGGAATATTATCTTTTGTAATACATCTAGGTTTAGCATTTGTTTTATAGGTATTCAAATTTTAGTTCCCCTTTCAAATTTTAGTTTAATTTCTATAATTTGAAAAGAAGACATAAAAAGCGACCTTAGACAAGTCGCTTAGTTCAAATAAATAAGTTAAAATTTTACACCTACATTATAGCACACTTTAAATTATAATGCAATTCACTTTTTTTGGAATTTAAAACTTAATAGAGTCAACTCCGAAAACCAGCATAGCAAGGGCTTTACAAGCATTATCTGATATTTTATATACCATTGATTTTGTAATTCTAAAATGTTTTGCTATATCTTCAATTTTCATACCGTCATTATTTATATATCTATTATAGATAACAAAATATCCCCTTTTACTACTTTTCATTATCTACTATTTTCTACATATTGATTTGTAGATATTTAACATATTATCTATATGCTCTAACATTATTTCTGTTTTTGTCACAGAAGTCTTTATACTTTCTACTGTAGAAATATATGTGTACTATCGCACATTATTTCTTCTAAAATTTCACGCAAAGTAATATTTTCTGTTTTTTCATAAAATGCATTAGCTGTACTTTGTTTTAACAATTTATAATTTTGCAGTAGTAATTTAACATTATGTATTTTTTTATCACTGCGTTTATTATGATTTTGTTCTTGCAACTTAAGTACTTTTTCTGCAGCCTTTTCAGCCGTTTTTTCTAAAATAGCGTCAAAATCTTTTTGTGTAACACAAATCATATTATCTTCCATAAGCCCTCCTTGACAAACCTAAGCAACCCACTTATAATATTTTTGTACTTATCTGAATTGCTCTTCGGCTTGCTGGAGGGCTTTTTCTTGGTTCATTCCAGCATTTTTCACATTCATTTTCGCACGAAACTTTCTTATTCAAATCCCTTTATTTCCTCCAATCCAATCTCTTTTCTCTTACTAATTCCGGATTGTCGTATATATTCCCAACGACCTTTGAACCGCTAAAACACTCTGGGCTATAATCGTTAGTTAATGCCTTTCTGATATAAAAGAAATTATCTGAATACTCAACAATCCCGTACTCCCCGAAAACATTTTTTAGAATATCACCTTCAAAAATCTTATTGCCGGTACTATCCTCTATGCCTACATATTGTCCTATGGTTTTATCATAGACCGGTTCACGGATTTCCATTTCTAAATCTCGTATAAGAGAGTATCCTTTTGTTTTGGTATACCAACCATAATCCCAACAACCATACACCCAACGCCTGTCAATTTTACTTTGACCTCTAAATAATATTTCTCTCATTTTTACCTCACTTTTTCAAACTTCTATTTTAGGCTGCACATACTTAACAAGCAGCTTTGCAAATGCTCTTGCATTATTTGGATAGTCGTAGACTAAAAAACTGTCTATATCTAAGTCAAGAAATAACCCTTCGCTGTCACGCCTTTGGATTGTATTATAAAAATCCAAACCTCCACTTATAACATCAAGTTTATCAAAGAAACTCACTGCTTTAAAATATTTTTCATCTTCGTATTCTTCTTCAAAATATTCTAAAATTCCTAAAACTGTTAGCTCGTAGTCAAACCTTACCGATGAAATTCTTTCTAGTAAATACTCTTCAGAAATATGCTTCATCTTCTTAAGAAACTCTTTCCTCTTTTCGGGTCGTTTGTAAGTATAATCTCCGCAGTCTGTACAAGCAGACATTATACCGTTTTTTAAATCAAGGTTAACTACACCCCACATACCATATAATTTATCACTTTGTTCTTCTCTAAACACAATTTGTGTTATATTAGGCAATTTGTCTACTCCTATTTTCATTTTTCGTTTTCCTCCAACTCAACCAACTTCTTCATATACCAGTTAGCTTTCTTCATATCTTCTTCGCCATTTTTGTATAAAGCTCTCTTTCTGTACTTCCAAACATTAAGCAAACAGAAATGCCTTACAGCTTCTCCACCAAACACCGTTAGCATCTCATCTATGCACTCCATACCACCATTACAGTAATGTACCGGGTGGTCTATATTGTTATTTCCCAAAACTATTCCTCCTTACACTCCCAAACATCGTTTTCCACAGGTTCTCCGGCAATATAATTAGGGTGTCTCATCAACACTTCATTTATCTTATATTCAAATTCATCAATGTCTATTGTATCTCTTAATTCATCAATGACTTATTTCTCCAATCATCACCTAGTCTATTTTCGCTTTCTGCTTGTTCTAAAAAATCTTCCAGGAAAAAAGAAAATTGGAGAGATAATAGCAATGAAGATTTCGCTCCAATTCCCTTTACAAAACAAATCTTGATTGCTAACATACTCTTTTTTGGTGACTATTTTTACCTCTGGAATTATGCTTTTTAAATCGTTAAAAATTTCTATGTACAATAGCGTTTCATCGCTTAACTCACTTAATTTCTTCATTCTCTAACCTCTTTTCTCTAATATTAACAACTACTCCAACCCCTTCATCTGTTGTTGCATATTGCTTATATACAACTAAATCAGTAACTTGGTTATCATCGTAATATGCCACCCCATTCAGCATCTAGTATTATCTTGCTTATGTTATCTCCATCTGGTTTTACAGTCGGAAATAGCTCATTATTTTCAATCAATTCCTTTTGTTTTTTCGGCATATTTTTCGGAATTTTAAAGCGGGCATATATTTCTACTTCTACTGGTGTTTTAGCTGGTATAGGCTCTTTATCCCTATACTTTTGCATATAGCATTGTTTTACAAGAGCTTCATAATCTCGTGTTTCTTTAGGTGTATATGTATTTTTTGTTTTATTGTTAAATTTAGGTCTTTGTTTACCAATCGGCTTCCCTGGGACGAAAAACTGAACCATCTCTATCCTCCTTGTCGTATTTAATATTAATCTTTAATCGTTTAATAAATTTGTTTCTCCTAGCCATACAGGTATCACACAGATGCCTTTCTTTGCTTCTATAACAGCCATACGCTTTGTACTCTTTGCCACAGATGTCGCACTTTAGTTTCACCCTAACCATTCCTTTCCACGATAGTAGCTATCATTAAAACTCTTTTGTATTTCAGTCTTGTAGTTTAATGCTGTGTTAAATATAATCCCTTGCATGTATCGCTTTGGATTTTTAACATCTTCGTCTATGCCAAGCCTAGCTTGTTTTTTTATTAAATATTTTATACTGTCATCGTTTAATGTCAGAAGTTTGCTATACACATATTGCTTAGGGTATCGTCTGTTACCTATTGCAACAAGCGTGTCATTTGTAGCAAGCAAATCAATCATCAAGTTGATTAAATCGTCAATTACAGCCTTATCATCTTCACCGAAATCATCGTAGCATACAATTTTACGAATTCTGTTTTCGAACAATGTAAAATCAATATAGTCTTGTCTGTCAGTCTGTGTTGGAAATGGAGTCGGTGTCGGAGTATTATATATATTATTAGACTGATAAGACGGATAAGACTGTATATTATTAGCATTATTAACATTATTGTTATTATTACATTCTTCTTTAGCTGTTAGTTGGCTGTTATCTGCCTGTTGATTGCCTGTTAGTTGGCTGTTATTTTGCTTGTTATCTTCATTATCAAAATCTTGATACATAGCCCAATTTACTATAGTTATGAGCCTGTATTTATTTGTTGATTTGTCTGTTAAAAAACCTAACTTTTCAAATCTTTTTAAGGCTGTTCTAACTTTCTGTGTTGTTATCTCTTTTGAGTTACATTTGCTAACGAGTGAAGGAAGTGAAGTAATAAATTGCCCAGCTTGTAAGTCAAATATTTCTCCGTTATGCTCCCATTTCTTAGGTGCAAAGTTAGCCATACATAAAATTGTAACTAAAATAACTCTTTGTTCTAGCGTACTATTTAACCACAGAGGCTTGTCAATCAAATCCCTGTATAGTTTTAACCAGCCACCTCCTATATTTGACAAATAAACACCTCCTATACAAGGCAAGTAGCACACCTGCCTTGCACTTTATCATTTTAAATGGTAATTCCTCATCGTCATCTACGATAGGGAAAAATCACTATTATTGTTACTTTGTGCAGGACTTGAAGTGGTTGTTTGAGAACTATTCGTACTCACACTATTTACATTTTTGTTTTCACAGAATTCGAAATCTTCAACAACAACATCAGTAGAATATCTCTTCTGACCGTTATTATCCTGCCAATTGCTAACCTGTAATCTACCAGTAATAGCAATTCTATTTCCTTTATGGAAATACTGACCTATACTTTCTCCACGCTTACCGAAACATACACAGTTGATAAAATCAGCTGTTGCATCGCCTTCTTTGCGTTTAGACGAGAATGGTCTTTCTACTGCTACAGAGAACCTGCAAACTGCCGTTGGCTCATTACCTTGAGTAAAACGAACTTCTGGGTCACGAGCCATTCGACCTAGTAAAATAACTTTGTTCATTAAAAACCTCCTAACTTTATTTCTACATTTCTATTAGCTATATAAACAATTTTCCCAGTAGCTTCTTGTACTTTCTGTTTAAACAATTTTTCATCGCTATTGTTATCAGATAAATGGAGTAACACTATATTTTCTACTTTGCTTAAATCGTTAGCTTTTAAAGCATTTATACAAGTTTCTAAACTCAAATGTGAAGAATAATGCGTTTTTTTAAGCTATCGTCTATATTGCTATTCTTTAAAATTTCTGCCGAGTAATTACACTCTATAAAAACATTATTCAAATTTTTAAATGTATTTGGTAAATAGTATGTATCTGTTGCAAAAGTACAGTTCCACACTCTTTGTGATTAAGTAGAAACCCCAAAGGTTCTCTACAATCGTGTTTAGTATTAAAAGCAAGTATCTTCCATTCTCCGATAGAAAACATACTAAGTGGCTTTACAACATTTATAAAGACATTATTGTTTATACCTAATACATCGACTGTTCCTTGCGATGTATAACATTTTATTCCACAGCTTAAATATTCTTTTATACACCCGCTATGGTCTTTGTGCTCGTGTGTAATAATGCAACCTAATATCTTGCTCATATTATAGTTAAGTGCTTTTTTTACTTCTGAAATACTAATACCTGTTTCAACTATAAGGCAGGTATTAGCTGTTTCAAACAGGTAACAATTACCTTTACTACTGCTTCCTAGTATTTTTACTATCATAATTAATTAAAAGTTAGGGATTTCGCTAAACTGTGTATTCTCCTGCACAGTATCTTCGCTTACTTCCACTACTGGCTCTGTAGTTTGCTCTACTGTTTCAAAACCTATCTCTCCCGCGTTATTCGCTTCAGCTTTTATTTCTTCCTCTGCTGTGTTATATGTAGGACCTACATCTAAACTTCATCTGAAGCAGGTATACCCATTAATAAATCGGCACAGTGCATTTTACCAAAGAAACTAACAGCTCTATACATAAGCATAATATCTGGCATAGTCTGCCACTTACTGCCATTCTTACTATACCAACCTTCTTTTTTGGCCATATCAATACTTATCACAGGACCTTTAACTATATTGCCGTCATGGTCTTTTGCCCATACATAACAACTCTGCTTGTCATTACTAAATTCATACTGTAAAGGTATTGCATATCGTCTACTCTGATTAATAAGTGCTGCAACAAACTTACTAGACCAACTTGGATTACCGTAGACAATGTAGATATTCTGCATTACCATAAACGGGCTCATTTTTGTTCGTTCTGCCATATCAACAGCTATAACACAATTACTTACATTGTTTTGAAACTGTTTCGGTACCATATCACTTTTAGAAAGTGAAGTTGCCATTCTAAGTGCTACATTAAACTTTTCTTCATTTGCAAAAATACCGCCCATATCTGGCACAATACTTTTACTTTCATTAACCTTTGCTATTTCATTCATATTAAACTGCCTCCTTATTTTTATTAATTACAAGTTTGTCATCTTCTGTTACTGTTAAATAAATTGTTTGACAATTTAAGTCAAGTGGTTTATTAACACTTTCTTTATTGTCTATAAATACAGGTGCATAGGTACTATAGTGTTGTTGTAATGTATTTATAATATCTAAACCTGCGTTTATTTTTGCTCCATTGTTCAAGTTTCTGCTGTATGGCACACCGTCTACTAATGGTTCGCAACAATCTTCATACCCACCGTTTATCAACTCATTTCTGAATTTGAATTTTACATACTTAAATCTGCTGTTGATTTCTTTGTCAAGCAATGCTGTTTTCTTGTCGTTAAATATATTAATTATATTTTCATTCTTTTCTATATCAGCAACTGCCTGTATTTTTATTTGCATTTCATTTTCCAATTCAGTAATTCGTTCTCTTTGCTTTTTTGCACTATTTACTAATGCCAATTCTGCTTCAAAATCTGCAAGTTTATCATTAAGCAATTTTAAATCAGCTTCTTGCTGTGATGTATCTGGCTTATGTCCCTGTAAAACTTCATTACTTTTGTTTATCCTTGCTGTAAATTCACTATCATCAAACGCAGGCAATTCTTTATACTGCAATTCCTTATTTAATGCTTCTAAATCTTTTAACAATACATCAATTTGACCTTTTTTATCCTCAATAGATTTATTGTTGTATTCAACGCTTTCGTTAAGTTTTTTACCTCGTTCTGATAAGTTCTGTAAATTCTCTGAACGCTTCTTTAAAAATTCAGCCTTCTTCTGTTCCAAGTCATCATCTTCCCAAGGTCTACCACAGCAAGGGCAACAAGTATCTGTAAACTCTTGTTTATATGTACTTGTATATTCATCTCTTAACTTTTCAAGCATTTTATTTATTCCGGTAATTTCAGCAGAACTTTCAGAAATGTGCTTTTTCAAACCATCAATCTTTGTTTGTAGCTTGTCTTTTTCAAGTTGATTTTCATATTTCAGTTTCTTATTATAGTTTTCTACTTCGGCAAGTTTAGCATTGTATTCAGCTTTTGCTTGCTTCAATTCACTTTCAGCTAAACTTCTTTCACTTTCGGCTTTTTTAATATTTCGTCACCGTTCTGAATATCAAAAATTTCATTTTGCAGGCAGTTAATCTTCGCCTTGACATTACTAATATCATTTTGAATTTCTGAAGCTTCTCTAGCGTCAAGAGCTGGCAAAGTTCTTTTAACTTCATCAATTCTTGTTGGATATTGCTCTAGTTCTTTGTTAATTTTCTTTTTAGTGTCAGCTAATTCTTTCGCCTTATCCTCAATACTCTTACCACTATCTAAAACCTGTACAACATAATCTAACTGCTCATTTTCTGCAAGTTCCTTATCTGTGCCTAAATTTGCAATAGAAGTTAAAACCTCTTTCTGTTCTTGCCATTTAAGGTACAAAATTGTGTAGGATTTGTTATCAGCTTAAATAAATTTTCGTTTATCAAATCTGACACAATCTTTTGATACTCAGCCATTTTACAAGGAACATTGTCTACTTCGTAAAGAGTTTCATTACCAGTAAATGTTTCTTCTGTACTCCCTCTTTTTTTGACCACTTTTCTCTTAATGTTCTCGTAAAAGTCTTTATATTTCCGTCAACTGATATTACAGCAGTAACACTATGCTCTACCCTTGGTATTTCATTGCCATTTTTATCAAGTGTCTTTACATCAAAATCTTTTTTTCCTAAACTGTCTTTGCCAAAAAGCACCCATAGAAAAGCATCAAACAGGCTTGTCTTACCTGTTGCATTAGCTCCTTTGATTTCATTTATGCCGTCTGTAAAATCAATTTTTAAATCCCTTATCCCTTTGAAATTTGTAAGTGATAAGTGTTTCAATACTATATCTACCATATTTAATCTCCTTTCATTGACAAAACCAAATTATTGTTCTATAATTTAATTGTTATAATATTTCCAAACGTGTTTATATAGGGTCCCCTGTTGCAGCAGAGGACTTTTCTATTTCTACCATCTGACGCACCTTTCTATTGTTCGATAACGCTTTTCTCTACTAAGCGTTATTACTTCTTGTCCTACAAAATACTCTTTTACTTTTAAAAATAAATCCCAAACGAACCACACAGCTTTTTCACATAAAGCTCTAAACAATTTTTTCATATCTGTCCCACCTTCGCCTGATAATTGTTAATTCTTTTTAATACTTTTCTGTAAGTTCCATCTGCGTGACACTCTGCAAGACATCGCTCCACCTGACTTCTCTTAAAATTACACGCTTTAGCGACATACGCTACTGTATCGCACTCGTTTATATGTGCTATATACAGTACACATATATTCTCTCGAGTTTCTTGTAAAGCTAGTCTTTCCTCACTAAAAGTGCCCCCGTTGGTATCTGCGTGTTAGGTTTAAGCCCTAATCGCTCACAGCGTTTAAATACCGAATTATATGTAATGCCTAAAACTTTTGCCATATCGGAAACCGATACTCCATAATAATCTAGCAATCTGAGCTTTTCGTCATCAGCTTTCGTCCAATTTTTCAACATTCCACCTTCTTTCTATACCAAATTTGCAGCTACAAAAATGACTGCAATAATTAACAAGATTATCATTATTTGAATATCTCCTTTCTATATTGTAATACCAAGTCTTTTAAGTGCGTATGGTCTACTAACTCTACCTGCTATTGTTATATATCCTTGGCTTTTTAGCTCAGAATTTAATTGTCTTATAATTGCATATGCTTTTACATTTGATACTCCACCAAGTAGGTCTTGCATTTCTACCACTCTGATGTACCTATCTTCTTGCTGCTTTTCTGCATAACAATTCTCCTTTCGTCAATCTACATTAAGACTTTTAATTTAATAGATAACTCTTCTTTGACTTTTGTCATTTCATCAAGAAGACCTATTATTCTTTTTACTCTAACAACCTCATCAGCTGTTATCTTTCCGTCTTCAACAATATCTATAATTTCTTCTTGCATTTCTCTCGCATATCTTAAAGATTGATATGCTGATATTGCTATTTCAGAAAGTGTTTTGTTTTCTTCTATAACAGGCAATCCTTTTAAAGGGCAAACTGTTGAGCAGTAAAGATTTTCTAGTGTAGGAGCGTTATACAATGATGCCATTATAACTACTTCCTCCGGATAGGGATTAGTAAGATTATTCTCTATCCATGTAATCCTCTTTTCGCTTATTCCCAACACTTCGCTCGCCCCTGCTCGGCTAGACAGCCTGTCATTGCTTTTAGATGCAACCATTCTAGCCAAATAGTAAGGGTTATTCTTTCCTTTTTCTGATGTTCTTGGCATTGTTAATTCCTCTTTTCTTCAATATAATTAAAATATGTTAAGCAAGTAGGTCCTCGATTGTACAGCCTAAAATATTAGCGATTTGCTTCGCCATAATAACATTTGGCGTTGCACCATCTCGTTCCCATCTTGTGACATTATTTTGAGTTAAACCCAATCTGTCAGCAAGTTCCTGCTGTGTCATATCTTTTTTAAGTCTTAACTGCTTAATATTTGAACCAACAGACATTGTTTACTCCCTCCTTTCTGTTAGTTTTTACTAGACAAAACCTGAGTGTTATGTTAAAATTACAACAGAGGTATTAAAAGAATTTTTAAAATAAACAAAGGGAATAGCTATATTCCGTAAAAGTATACGGAACATATTATATAGGTTGTCGTAGACCTATAAAGGAACGAAAACTCTATCCGGGGCTTTACTATTGCCTTTGTTGTAAACTTATTATATACCGAAAAATCGGTATTGTAAATACTTTTATACCGAATTTTCGGTATATTGTTATTTTCTACAATTTTTGAGGTGGATAGTTATGTATTTTGCACAAACAACAAAAGAAAGAATTAAACTTATTTGCAAAAAAAGAAATATTAATGCAAAGCAAATGCTTTCAGATTGCTCGCTAGGTGCTAATGCTATCCAGCAAATTAACGATACTAAAGGTATGGCATCATTTAGTTTAGCTAAAATTGCCGATTATCTTGATGTATCGGTAGACTATCTACTTGGCAGAACTGACAATCCCGAGGTTAATAAGTAATTTCTTCATAAGGAGTGTGATTTTTATGAATTGTCCAAACTGTGGTGCAGAACTTAATAATGATGAAAAATCTGCAGGAGTTTGTTTTACTTGTAAAGCAAAATTTAATAATAATACAAACTCAACACTCAATTACGATATAAGTGACTCGAACACGACCATAGGTAATGCAGTTAAAGTATCTGGAGTAGTGTGTTTTATAGCTGGCATAATCCTTGGTGTCGTTTCTTTGTTCCAAAATCCTTTTGTCGGTTTTGCCTACATTATGGCATCTATATTTCTGTTCATAATGCTTTTAGGTTTTTCAGAGATAATTCGATTGCTGTATGTTATCTCAAAAAAATAAGAAATTCTAGCAAAGGTATATTTTTTTGATTTATATTACCTTTGTTGTAAATTCATTATAATCTGTCAATAGAAAGAAGTCAATGAATTTTCTGTGTATTGAAAGAATTTGTTAGTATTCTACAAATTTGAGAGGTGATTTTTATGTATAGTTTACAAATCAATATAGATAGAATATCTGCTCTAGCTAAATCTAAAGGGTTGTCTATAAATCAAATGCTTAAAAATGCTGAACTATCTACAACTATATTAGATAATATGAAACGAGGCAAACTCCCATCTGTTGACAAAATACAATCTATTGCAGAGTATTTTGACTGTTCGGTAGATTACTTGCTTGGTAGAACTGATAATTTTCACAATAATTTATATAGCGATAAAGAGCAAAGTGAGAATAATCTTTCATCTGATGAGCAAAAATTAATGGACATATATAATAGCCTCTCTGATGATGATAAAATACTGCTTATGGCATATGGTTTGCAACTACAAAGAAATATGCCTATACTCAATGTAGTAAGTAAAAAACAGGATACTGAGGAAGAATTAAGAGTTGTTGCTCGTGGAGAAGGACTTACTACTATTAAAGCAAACACTTCTGATATAGACGATGATATAAAGAGGCATATACATAAGGATAAGATATAAATTATATAAGAGGGGGCGTTTTATGGAAGAAGAAAAAATAATAACTTCTGATGACGCAGTTACTAATCCAACCGGAGATAGAAAAAGTCGGAAAAAATATAGGCTAATATTCACCGTAATTATATTTGTTGCTATAGTTGCAATAGCAATCAGTTCGATTTTTATATTTAGACATATACATTCCGATACTGGCATATCTCCTAAAAGCATATCTTTAAGTGATTATAAATATGAGAGATATGCAGACAAAGATTTTTCTATGAGCTATAATTCAGCTTTTTTAGGAGCTGCTACATCTAAGTCAGATGGCAGTGTTTATTGTTATGTTAAAGTAGATTTCTCGAACAATGGCGAGTATTTTGAAAATGAACCTATTGTCTATTGCAATAAAACTGCACTTAATTTAGATATAGATTATAGTAAATTTACAGAAAAAGAAAAAACAAGCATAGCTGATTTATTTAATAAAATTCTATCTCCATTATGTAGCAAGGCTTATATATCCGAATATGGAATAGATGGAGATTCTATATTTTCTTCAGAATATAGCGGCAAAACTGATAAAGGTGACAATTTATCAATAAAGGTTTTGGATATATACAACGGAAATTTATATTATGCTATTTATTTTTCACCTAAGAAAACAGACGAATTATTATCTAAAGCCTTACAAGATACATACGATAACGCAATTTATATAGGTGATATTAAAAATGCTATAGATTTATATGATAACTTTGCAGATGTTTCCAGTAAAAATGATTATGAAGCTCCGGGAACACTTTCAAAAGTATCAAGTGGTAATTGCGAATTCAGTCAATACGGAAATAAAATAGAAGTTCATAATTCAAACCATATCCAATATGAATATTCTTTTGAAGATGCTTCTAATGCAAAGAATACTTTAGCAAATTTAATCCAGACATTTAGTAATGGTTATAGCAAAGATTATGCTCTTCGAAAAGCATCTGATATGATGTCATCTGCTGAAAACAGTTCTTCATTAGAACCGGTTAAAATTGGAGAATATACATTATTTGTTCTCCCTATTAATAGTGCTGATTATTTCCGTTTATTTAATATGGATATGCGTGTTTGTTGCTTAAAAAATAAAGATACATTGAACAATATTGATGTTGCAAAATATCCTGACCGTACATACAATTTTCTTAGTGCTGGTTCAACAAACAAAAATGAACTAGCCCATATAAGATTAACTATTGATTCAGAACCTGCATTGGATATAGGAGTTGCTACTCAAGCATATTCATATGGAATAGATAAAGACGGTAATAAATATGAATTAGCGTGTACATTTGAAAAAGGTGTTTTAGAAAAAGATAAAACTTATGACCTATATTGCCACATCACAACTGGATTGGCTGGAGAAACAATTCTTAGTGTTGATGGGCTTAAGGTTGTTGAATAAATTGACTATTTTATTAAAGGGGGCATAAATATGAATAAAAACAAAAGAAGATTTATCATCTTATACTGAAGATTTTTTAAAGATAACAAACAAAGCTTTGAAAAACAAAAAAATCAGTCATCCGAATGGGAAGATATTAATTCCTTATTAACTAAAATATATAATTTAGTTGACAAAGATGAATAAAAAGGTGATATAATGAATACAAGCGACAAAGACCACTACAAATATATTACTGGTTATCATGGTACAACATCAAGGGAAAAGGTTTTGATTGAGAGCAAAGGAATAGATGTTAACGCCTCCTCTCCTAGAGATGACCATTGGCTTGGTAAAGGTTTTTATTTATTTGAATTTCCTTTCTATGCCTATTACTGGGCTCATGCAAAAGCAATCAATCAAAGAAAAAAGTATAAAGATGATTCTATCAAAGCAGTAGTTTATAAAGTGAATGTGAAGGTAAAAACTAGTCATTTTATGGACCTTGATGACCCTTTACAAATTTCGTAAGTTATCAAACGCTCTTAAAGATTTAGATTCTAATTATACACCTAATGACCTTGGAGAAAACCCAATAATAACCTGAAAATATGACAACAACTTTTTTCTATACATATTTTAAAGAATTTATATAATATATATCGTTTTAACTCGTACATTCAAAAGTTAATCCAAAAGTAACAAGAA